ACCAACATTAAAAAATATGTTGCTGGGTGCTACAACATCACCTGTTTTCGTTATGCTAAACTTACTCGCCCCACCCACCTGCAAGTCCATCAGCAGGCTGGAAGCATCCGACGCAGTATCCGTCACGTTCATCTTGATGGCGGTAAACGTCGTGGCTCCGTCGTTCCACGTATCGGCCATGTCGTAAATATTTGCCATTTTTATTCTACCTTTTATTCTCTGACAAGTATGTATTCTTGTTGTCTGTCAACGATCGGCTCAGCAGATCTGTCTAGGATCGCAGCTTCTGGTATCGTGATATTTAGTACAGGCGAAACGTACATCTCTAATGACGCTGTGTAACTACGTTCAAAACTTGATGCGCTTGTTGCCTTTAAAGTAATTACTTCTGTCTCAGTGTCTATCGAAACATCGAACGTTGCTTCTGGTGAAACTCTTGTGTAATGATTAAACTTTTCATGTACGTCTACTTTTCGAAGATTACTCAACAACACATACTCTGTGTGTTGTCTTTCGCCTGTACCAATGTTCGTTACAGAAATGTTTGCTTTCACGCTACTGTAGGTGTTTGCGCTGAATGAAAACAGATTTTGCTGTAGTGTGTCTGTGGTGGTCAGTTTCGCTACCTTATGTTCTACTACGGAGTCTAGCGTAATGGTATTTGATGAGAGATTTACCAGACTTGAATTGAGAGCATAGTCACTTGCAGGAACATCGCCGAGTGTGGATGCATCAACATTCAGATTGTTAATGAAAGTTTGAGTGACTCGATTATCGATTGCCGTGTTGGCATCGCTCAGACTGAAGTTAGTAGTCGTGACAGGATCAAAAACGAAGAAAGTGTTGTTGCTTGACGAAACAGAGATAACGCCGTTCGCATCGATTGACATGCTTGTAGTATTACTACCATCAGCACTGACAAAATCAATGTTCTGCGTTTCTACGCCGTTTTTTACTCTAAACTTCTTACTCGCCACGGTTCCCTATCCCCGTTGTGTATTTTCTATTTAGTGTCAAAGCCAAATACGTTTTGGCGTACCGATTGTATCAGGATCAATCAGAGATACCTTTTGTAGAACTTTCGCTGACTCATTTTTGTTGGGGTTGGCGTCATCCACGCCCAATGCAGTCCAAGCGATACCCATGTTCTTCCAACGAGGCAATCCATTTTCATCTATCACTTTCAATGCCTCACCAGCGATACGAAGATTCACATGATAACGCTCATCCATTACTGGTGCAGTGACTTCATTGCCTTCTTCGTCGTAAGTGCCTTCAGTAATCACAACAGGACCAAGCACAGAAACATTAACACCTGGGTTCGTTGTCAGATAGGTGGTATTTGCTTCTTCGTCTGTTTCTTCTCGATAGATACCGAACTGTACCCCTGCTGCTTCAAAATCGGCTTGAGTCTCAGCACGCACTATGGCGTCTACGAATCCGTTATACGTCAGAAAAACTTCTACGTCTTCGCCATTTTCATCTTGAATTGTGATTGCCATTTTGTTCTCCTAAAAATTATGATGATGCTTCTTGTATGCCAGCGTCGGTGATGTCTTCATCCCATTGGCGGAAGGTTGATATTGTGCCTTGTGTAAATTTATCTGCCGGTCCAGCGCCTGCCGCAAACATATTCATGTTTGAATCATTAGTTAAAAAATATCCACCAACATCAGACAACGAATTAGTTCCTGTAACAATACCCGCGTCTGCTGTTGTGATTTCTGACTGATTTAATCTTATACCAACGCTCTTATCTACATAACCTTCTGATGTTATTGTATTGAAATTTGAGCCTTGATTTGAACCATTTACTCTAAGAGCAGCACCGAAATTTAGACTATTATCCACGCATTCAATTTGTAAAAAGTTATTATTATTAGTTACATACACGCCAAGAGGGTTTTGAGTATATTCAGTTGCCCAAAAGTTTGCTTTCATCGCAAAGCTCATTGCCGTGTTGCTGTAACTCATATTCGTTGATGGAATGATTAAGTTGTCCGCTGCACGGGTTACTGTGGAGCCGCTGGTAGGGATGTAGCTGGATGGGGTGGAGCCTGTTTCGTATTGAGCACCGTAAACAAAAATTCCATGACCAAAAGGAGGAGTTGTGTTTAGAGTGCCGTCTATTGAACCAGTGATTAAGCAAAATTCTAATCCCGTATCGTCTGTTCTTGTTAAACCACATCGATACCAACCATTACCCACATCTTCAATAAAAGAAGAAACGGCAGAGTTAGTAGGTTCTGAAAAAACAACACCATTTATTAAATCAAAGGAACCCCACGAACCACTGACATATGTTCCAGTACTCATAACAAGATAATTTAATTCTGACGCTTTTGCGTAAACTGTAATTGTGTAAGGACCATTGTAAGTAAATTCACCAGCTGCAATATACGCTTGAGCAGAATTTCTATTAAAACCAAGTTTCCAAGCATTATTATTGCCATCAGGAGATATTGTAGAATTAGCAGTTCTTGTTACATGATTCGATTGAGAATCATAATTCCAAGAGGTATTACTAAAGTCGTTGCTGTAAGTAACCAGATTCGTCCGCGGCTCAGTCTCCAGCAGCACGCCCTTATTGACCCACTGCCCGCCCGTGAACGCCCTGCACAAAATAAGAATCATTCGGTTTTGCAAAAGCAACATAACCAGACCCAGCAACTAATGCCGTAACCTTGCAAAAAAACCAACCCCCCACAATTGGTTGAATTGATGCTGTATAACCAGCCGCGACTTCTAAAACACTTCCATTTGTCAAATCAAATAGTGCGCTTTCAGCCGCACTATACGATCGACCAAATCGCATGATGCTGTTCGTGCCATTGGGTTTAGCGAAAACGCCAAAAACAAGAGACGTAATATTTCCAAAAGGCTTTATGTCATACGTTCCATCGAGAATTTCGAAAGAAAAATCAAATTCTGCAAAAACCTCCGTGTTGTTGACAACAACATTTGAAATGCGCCAAGAATCTAAATTTTCGCTCGCGTCTTGCAAATTATGCGGAGCCCACTTAATCAACCCATCGCTATCGACCATGGTCGCATTCGTGTTTCGGGTATGTTCAAACATTCTGTCAAATGTTGTATCAGCACCACGCACTCGATAATAGTTGTTGGTAAAGTCAGCGACAGTCTTTGGTTCATATGCTGACAAAACAGCATAGTCTGAATAGTTGGTATCGAAGGTCTGAGTTGTGGCATCTGCAATACCAGCATCAGTGATGTCTGTTGCCCACTGGCGGAAGGAAGACAAATACCCCATAGTGTTGTACATAAGATAAGCAGGGTAACCTGTTGGGTCAGCTTGAGGAGAAGTCAGAGTGTGTGTATTTGTATAAGTAACCCCGTCATATCTTAAAGAAATATTGTCATTGTTAAATCTGATTGCTGTGTTTACATGTGTGTCATAAGTTGGTTGAACTGTTCCGTTGGTCGAATGAGCCAACATTAGATTGACATTTTTCCCAGATTGATACCTTATATTATCATTCGGGAAAGTAGCAACGATGTTTATTCCACTATTACCGTCAGTAGGATCGAACCAGAAAAGAATATGTTTGTTTGTAGCAGTCGTATAAACATCAGCTTCATTCAATACCGCATCAACAGCAAAACTCATCGCAGTGTTTGAGTATGCCATGTTCGTTGATGGTATTGACAAAGATTCGGCGACACGAGTTGCAGATGCACCAGACGTGGGGATGTAACTGGATGGGGTGGAGCCTTCTTCGAGTTGAGCGCCCCATATGTATATTCCAGATGTTCCGTCACCCTGATAAGATGGCAGGCGTACATTTTGATCTGTGTCAGAAAAATAAATAGCGAAGGGATAACCAGATTGTGCCCTCAAATCAACAACTAAATGAACTCTATACCATCCATTTCCATAACTTTCAATGCCAGACGAAACACACCTTGTCCCATTTAAAGATCCCGTTGAGCCAGATTCAAGATCAAAATATGCCCATTCATTTCTATCACCCGCACTACTTGCAATTACTATCGCTAACCATCTTCGCCCATTACTTTTAGCAAAAAGACTTATCGTATGTCTCTCTTCTGTAGTAACAGCTTTTAAAGGGTCTATTGCATGACTGTCATCAAGATTATCTTCCGTAAACAAATTTACATCGTTTAATCCGGTAACTCCTAGATGACCAGAAGTAACCGTAATACCCTTTAAAACGGTATAAGAATTCAATTCACTATCTTCGTACAAATTCGTCCGCGCTTCAGTCTCCAGCAGCACGCCCTTGTTGACCCACGTCGAAGTGTTTGCATCATAGACGTGATGTCCAACTCTTGCCTTGTAAACTGGTGTGGTGGTAGTTGGAACATAGGTCTTGAGTAGAGTGTCGTCTTGTTCGTAGTTATCGACCATGCCGCCGAGGTCGGAGCGGTAGAGGTGGGCGCCATAACAATAATAAACGATGCTGCCATCTAGATTTATTATTTTGTTTGTTCCGTCTGCATTTGATACATGTAAACGTATGTCGCCTGTGTAATCAGTACCTGTTATCTCAAATGTTGCACTACATAAAAACCAACCATTTCCAGCATCTGAGATACTTGCCAAACCATTTCCTTCACCGTCTATGATCAGGGAACCATTTTCCAAATCAAAAACGGTCGCACTTAAATTATCTGAGGTTGGTGAATTAAGTGCTGAGGATGTTAGATTTACGTATCTTTCTGTTCCTTTTTTTATCCAAATTGCATAAGTAAAAATTCCTCTTGAAATAAAGTTAACTTGTTGATACCACCTACACCCACCTGTCCCGCCTACATTATCTACTTGAAAAGAAGAACCCGAATTAGTCACGCCATCAGGTCCAACAACATTATTAGGGATAATTTCTGAATTTACTTCGTCTACAAAATTAGAAAAATTTTGACTGTTTGTTATCAAATTATGCGGTGCCCACTTAATCAACCCATCGCTATCGACCATGGTCTTGTTACCATCGCCAGTATAGGTCAACATGTCAGAGAATGTCTTGACGACACCTTTCGAACGATAGTAATTGTTCTTGAAGTCAACCACTACATCTGGTTCATAGGGTATTGTTGCATACTGACTCAGAGTAACAGCGTATGTACGAGTTTCAGATACGGATTGTGTTACACCGCCATTCAAAGTAGACACACTTGCTGATACTGAAGTTTCAGAAGCAAGTGATGCACCTGGAATAGCAATTGAGTAATCACCATTTTCATCAGTTGATGTGGTGTAAGTTGTAGAACCAACAGTCAGTGTAACCGTGTCGCCTGTCAGTGTATTCTCTGTTGAACCTGTGACTGTTACATTACTGCCCGCTTCAATGCCATCAATTGTATTGTCTTCAGTGATGCTGTTGATTGAAATGGTTGGTAGAAGTACTGTGACTGTCGGACTTTCGAAGAGTGTCTGCGAAACACGATAATCAAGTTCTGCTGTGGTGATACCCGTGGCAAGAATATTGACTGTGTTCGATACAAGATTCACATCGAAGGAAGCAAGATCTATTGCTGTTGATGTGGTGCCATACTCGATGAAAGAAACGCTGTTACCATCATGCGTGACAAGAAGTTCCGTCATCTGCCGTGCACCAGAGGTCTTACCAACAACAGAAATGATGAACTTGCCACCACTATATTTTTCTGAGTCGAACGAATGAATCGTTGACTGATTGGTTGTGGTCAGAACTGTGTTAGATGCACGAATCGAGATGTTGTCAGAAACAATAATCTCATTTTCAATCGTAACGTTATCGAGCGTTGGTGAACGAGTAAACTCAACACCATCTTCTGCGGGGTTTACAACAACAACACTGTTTGCTGTATTTGCAAATGATGTGGGCGTGTCAGTAAGTTCTGCAAAGGTCGTGACAGTTTCAATGCCAAGAGCTTCAACGAAATCTTTCGTGACTCGATTATCAATGAGTGTGTTGACTTCGGTTTCATCAGTACCAAAATCAGCAACTCGCGCTTCCCACTTTTTCGTGTCAGCGTTGTATTGTAGGATATCGTTGTTCGAAACATTTTGAACATCAACATCATCCAGATACTTGAACCAAACTTCACCACCACCAGATGAACTACCACCACCACTGTAAACGTTTAGTGACTGTAGTTTTTTCTGTATGAGATTGGTTTGTTCTCGATTGAGTCTATCGAACTTCTGAGAAAATTCTGTGATGTCAGCGTCTTTGCCTGGGTCACCCTTATCACCCTTCTCGCCTTTTGGACCGCGAGGACCTACATCACCTTTAAGACCTTGTGGTCCTTGTTCACCTTTTGGACCACGTTCACCTTGAGGACCAGTGTCACCCTTTTCACCCTTCGAACCATTTTTACCATCTACACCATCTACACCAGACCTTGTTCACCTTTCTCACCTTTATCACCCTTCTCACCTTTATCGCCTTTCTCACCTTGAGAACCTTGTGGTCCCTGCGGACCTTGAGGTCCAATTTTACCCTGCACTCCTTGTGGTCCACGTGGACCTTGTGGACCTATATCACCTTGAGGACCTTGTTCACCAATGAGACGAAGAGACGCTTCCCATGCTACACCTGGGTCACCCTTATCACCGTCATCACCTTTCTCACCTTTATCGCCAGGCATACCTGGCAGACCTTGTTCACCTTTCGGTCCTTGTGGTCCCTCTTTGAGTTCTATATTTTCTAATTTCGAGTCAACTTGTTCAGTAAGATGACTGAATTCTTTTTGAATTACACCAATTGCAGTAGCAAGAACTTTAGCTCTTTCAATGTTGTCCTTTGAATTATCACTCATACTTTTCGCTCATAGAATCATAAAAACGTGTCATGCTTTCAACAAGCATTTTTTCTTCTTCCGACATTGTGTTGGTCGTTACAGTTATATATTCTTCTTTTTGTTCTTCTTTTTCGGAATTGGGTTCAGGCTTCGATTCTGGTTTTGGTTCTGGTTTTGGCTGAGGTGCAGGTGTAGGTGCAGGTGTAGGTTTTGGTTGTGGTTTTGGTTGAGGCGGCATTTGCCCAAAATCTTCACCTTCGCCTTCATACTGTTCATCATCTTCTTCATCTTTAATTTGTTTATCAATTTCCTTCATTTCATTTTCGTTCTGTTGCAGAACGAAACGACGAACGTACTCATGCGAATAGTACTTACCAATATACTCATCCATTTCACGAACAAGACCAACACGATCACGCAGAATTTCCATCTGCTTGAGTTCTTCAAAGTAATTGTCAATGGCGAAGTCATACTGAATCAGAGATTTCCATTCGCGCCAGTCTTCAGGTGTGCAGATACCTTTGAGTAGTAATTGACGTTCAAGAAGTTTCGTAAATAATTCACCAAATTTTGAGCGAAGACGAGTAATGAATTTTGAGAATTTCACTTCGTCTCTTGAAATTTCAGTGGCACGACCAAGCGTGAATGTTGTTTCGGGTTGTAACCTTGTTGCAGGTACATTCAATGAACGGAATAACAGGTTTTGAAAGTACACAATGTCATCAATTTCACCAAGATTCTGACCACCAGGAAGTGTAGTAATTTCAGTACCACGATTACCGTCACGACGTGGCAGCCAGAAGTCTTCAAGCATTGTCATGAACTTGCGATCATCTCGAATTTCACCAGTCGATGAATCGTAGACAACCTTGTTCTTGAACTTAGTCATTATGTCGCGAAGATACTGTTCAGCTTTAGCCTTAGGTAGGCCACCAACATCAACATAAAAAATTCTTCTTTCAGGTGCGCGTGAGATGCGATAGATGATCATAGAATCTTCCATCGCACGCAACTGATTCAAAGGACGAATGGCTTTGTGAAGATATGACAATATCAACTGATTGTCAGAATTCTGATATCCACTCGTGCAATATACAATTGAGTCTTTGGAGATCTTCAAACCTTGCACGCTGGTGTCAGAACCAAACGTCATGGTTGTGCCTGTTCGTTTTAGAAAACCTGATGGGCTGTAGACATAGTACTCGTTGATCAGTTTTTCAAGAGTTGCGCCTTCCTTTGTCTTCTCTTTTTTGACTTCACGAATCTTCTTAATGTTTCGCGGGTCAATGTATCGAAGTTCCTTGATCCCTTCTTTTGGTTTCTTCTCATCGATGATTGCATGGTAGTATATTCGACCATCAATGTACCAACGTTTGAAAATTTCGTAGGAAAGTCTATTGAATTCAAGAAGACTCAGAACATTATCGAATTCTTCATTGATACTTTTTTTGATTGAGTCTTGCGTTTCAAGATCATCAAGAACGATTGAGACAGTATCTTCATCGCTATCTTCAACGATTGCCTCATTGACAATATCTTGAATTGCAAGATCAATGATTGGATCAATTGACATTGCACGATATTTGTCAACAAGTTCTGCTTCGGTGCGTACAGCACCATCCATGTCAACATATGTGCCAAAGACGCCACCACCTGTTACAGTGGCAGCACCGTCGTCATTTGTAGGGGGAACAAAAGAGACTAGTTGTTCTTGCTCTCTCTCTTCTTTCTTGCGCTTGATTTCAAAGCCGAACAATTCCATTCAATGTAACTCCAAAAAAAAGGAAGGTGATAATGTGGTATTTATCACCTTCCCTGACATCAATAATTAAGCAAAGGTCGCAAGGTTCGCAGCGATCTGTACGCCTCTACCCAAAATAGAAGTAGATGCTTCACCCATATAATCGAACGACCAAGTTACAGTGTATGTACCAATCGTATCATTGCCGCCCCAATCAAGTTCAACTGTACCAACTTCAGAAGGCCAACATCCTTCAAGAGTGTATGTACGCACTGGTACACCATTCTTGCTATATAGAATCACGTTAGCAGTCTGTTTATAGTTTTCACCAATAAACTCTGGGTCACGAATGTTAGCAATTGGCTGATTGATTTTCAGATTCCAATTTTCAAGAGCCTCTCTCGAAGAGAAATCTTCTTCAATCATCACGGTGGTTGACCAATCAGCATATGTTCTGTCTCCCGCTACTTTGATCTTACGACCAAAGTAGGGAACTTCAATAACACCCATTGTCATTGCGGGTACCTGAGAACTCTGACAAAGAAAACTAAAGTCAGCACCAAGATAACTAATTTGAACTTCGAAAAGTGATGGACGATATCCGCCATTTTCAATTGCAAAAGATTTGAATGTATTCAAGTCAAAAGCCATGTGAGTATTCTCCTGTTTTATAGTCTATTTATTAGAAATTGCCAATAACTTCGGAGAATTCCACTCCAGTTCTCACTGCAACGAAGTTCAACTGAATGAAATTGATTGAACGAGTTGGCTTGATGTAGATGTCGCCAACAAATTCATTTCGGTCAATAACTTCACCTGTGTTGTTTGTAGTGTCACAGATAACAACAAAGTCCTGAATACCACGGCGACCCTGAATATCTCTCAGATACGGAGTCACGAGATTCACGAACGATGCACGAGTGAACTGATCGTTGAATTCAAACAGAGTGAATTTAGCCACTGTTGCAATAGCCTTTTCAAGAACAATGAACAGACGGCGAACGTTGATTCTGTCAAAAGCAGAAGGCTTGGACAGAAGCGTCTTATCACCGAACAGAACATTGCCCTGACCAGGGAAGTTCACAACAGGGTTCACACCATTCTTATACAGAATGTCTCTTTGTGCCTTGTTCGGATTCCAAGCAAGACGCACAACATTCTTGATCTGACCACGATTCAAACCAGCAGGTGACCACCACGGATCGCGAATGTCATCAGTGTATGCAGAAAGACCAGCAATGTCACCATTCAAAGGAATCCAACGATACAAGTCGTTGTACTTGTCATACATGTACTTGTAACCAGAGTCCATTACAGCATATGAAGTTGAACGACAAGAGTTTCTGAAATCAACAACGTCAAATTCAGTATCGCCACCATTGTTCTCAACAACGTCTGCCTTATCTGGAGACAGGAACACAACACAATCCTTACGACGTTCTGCAATGTTGTCAATCAGATAATTTGCAAGTTGCGCACCATTCGATGCACCACGCGCCTTACCTGTAAGAACAAGAGAGATATCAATCGTTTCAGCGTTGCGATAGAGATCGTATGCTCTTGCGAGATCGCCGATACTCACAGAATTTTCATCGAGAGTATCTCGACCACCAACAAAGGACTTGTTGTAAGGTTGTGTGTTGGTAGAAGAAGTCAGAATAGCAGATTGCGCACTTGTTGCACCAGAAATATCACCTGCCCACCAAACGTAGTTGGAGTTCTGATTCAGAAGTTCTTTGTAGTACAGGGTAGCACCTTCTTCATCTTTGGCATCAGTTGCACGAGACATTGCCTTGAAGACTTCAAGAGTTGTACCTGGAACACCAGAGAACAGACCATCTTCGTCAACAACCACAACGTGAAGTTCATCCTGAGCAGCAGTATTACCATTTCTCAACTGCCACAAAGACTGACCAGGTGCGCCGTCAACCAGATCCCAGAATTCCCAGTATCTACGAATAGTTGAAGTACTATAATCTTCTGCAAGTGAGAATCTGTCATCAAAAGAAATGGTGAAAGAAGCAGTGCCTCCATCAACAGAAACTTCACTAATTGAAGAGATGGTCAGATACTCAGTGCCAAGAATGGTGTTACCAACTTCAATGACGTCACCAATCTGGAGATCTGCAACAACAGAATCAACAACAGCTTCAGATGTAGTTGCATTACCAGTTGCAGTGTTAGAGACAGAGACAGTTGCAGTATTCGAACCGACAACAAAAGCAATCGTTTCGCTTGTAGTATTGTTGGCATCGACAGCGGTCAAATCAATATTGCTCTGGAAAGCATCTGCGTTATCACAAACAGAGATACGCAGAGAGTTGCCCATGACACCAGGATACTTAGCGACGAACTGAACGTCATCGTCGAAGTTAACACCATCAATGAAGTCTTCGTTCTTGACAATCTGAGAGTTCAGATTGGCAGCGTTGGTGTTGGCAATAGCGTTGAAGCAGTAATTGTTGTCAAAGTACTGAACACTCAGACCAGTGTTAGTGGTTGTAGGTGCATCAGAAAGAACAACTTCAGTGTTCGAACCAGATTCTGAAACAGAAACGATTGTAGTTCCTTCAGGAATGTTATCACCAAAGACACCTTGCTCAGCAGCAAGAGTTGTCAGACCAGTAGATTCGATAACGACAGTGGTGTTACCAGATTCAGTGATCGTAGTTTGTGTGGTAAAGTCACCAGTCGTGTGAGATGCACGGCTGATGTAAAGACGATTACTGTAAGACAGAAAACTTGCAGCAGTGAAAAAAGTCTCAGCATTGAGATTGGTAGGCTTGCCATACTGTCGAACCAACTCATCTTCATTAGAGACAAGCAGAGTTTTTTCTACTGGACCCCAACGAAAAACACCAGCAAGAGCCGCATCTGTAGTGGCAACTGCTGGCACAATCGTAGTCAAATCGATTTCTGTGACATTTACGCCTGGACTAAGTTGAAAAGGCATATCATTCTCCCTCTTATGTTACATATTATGGTTAGAATTCCGTGAAATTATTTATAAAATTGCCATTTTCAAGTCAGCCCATCACCGAGTAGAAATTTCATGAAGTCATCTCCTTTCGTAGAGATGATTTCATCTGGGTCGTAATCATGTATAATGATGTCATCTTCAAATTCAATGTATTGATCTCTCCCATCATCAATGATTCCAAATGGAGTCAATTCATTCATCATCTGATCATCATTCATTTCACGCAATTGAACAAGCGTATTTATGTCTGTGAGTTCTTTGAAAAATCTTTGTTCAGATAACCATGAAAATAAAACGAGACACATCACCAAGTCATCATGACATCCAGATTCGGCCTCCCATGACACACCTTTCTTACTGAAGGTCGAGAGTTCTTTAATCGTTTCAAAATCTTGTATGATCAATTGATCTTGTTCTATCAGCAATTTCAACATCGAACAACCAATTGACTTGACAGTTTTTGTTGTTCTTATTCCTCTGTCACCACTTGTACTGAAACCAGGTACCAATTTTTTTCCGCCACGTCCTGAGTTTTCCGTGAACAACATATACTCATATTCATACTCTTCGAATAGAGATGACGAAACTTGTTCACCAATATCATTCACCTCCACCAGAACCTGAGCATTATTGTAGTGTTTTGCAAACTGATATATGATGGCTGCAAAATCACTCGGTGTTATCATGTTGTCACGAAACACACAGACTTGTTTATATGGCATACGTGAAATGTCAACAATTTGAAACGCAGAGTAATCCAGACCTTTACCACGAGATACATCAGCCACCAAAATATAAGTTCGATATGACTTGGGCTTCTCATACATGTAAGTACAATTTTTTTCGACAACTGGTTCTTTGTACACGAGTTGTTTTAATTTTGCCCCCGTGATTAATGTTCCAGAACTACCAATAAACTCGCATTCCATTTCCTGTGCGAATTTTTGATAGTCAAAGTCCATCGCCGCAAGGGTTTCTTCTTTCCACTTATCATCACGTCCAGGCACCTCATACCACATGACTTGAATAAACTCGTAACCATTGCGTTTTTCTTTTGCACCTTCACATATCTTGTAAAAGTGATTCAGACCATTCGGTGTTGATGTGAGAAGAATCTTGGTGGTGTTACCAGAAGAAATAGTAGGATATACAGAAGCAAAGAACTCATCCCAGTTTTCGACGAATGCGGTTTCATCGATGTACAGAAATGATACAGACTTACCACGAATAGCAGATGAAGATGTAGCAGCAGCAATAATTTTTGAACCATTCTCAAACTCGGCAGACCCTTTGTTCCATTCAACAACACCTTGTTGCATCCACTTGGGTAGTGCCTCATATGCTGTTTTGATTCTGTCTAGAATTTCTCTGGCACCATCACCTTTGTTTGCCAGAAGAGCAACTTGTTTGTGATCATTGAATAACACATAGTGAAGAATGAGACAGACCGCAGTAGTAGTTTTACCTGCCTGTCTTGAAGTTACAACAGCAGTCCTTCGACTTCTTGTTGTCGCTTCGATAATTTGTTTCTGATATCCGTACAAATTGATTGGAATGAGGCCGCGATCAACGTGTACAGTGTAGATATATTTCTGAGAAAAATATATGGGATCTTGTGAACACTTCATGAATTCCGCGATCATGTCTTTGGTCCACGGAATGTCTACACCTTTCGTTTTTAGATTGGCGTTGCGCCTGTATGTACGAAAGTCTTCAATATCTTCGATTTCGTCAATTTTGTCAGTCATCGTCTTTGATCATCTTCAGTAGATCGCTTGTCGAACCAACGAACAGATTGTTGTTGACTGTCTTACTTGATGAGGATTGTTCTTCTTTTCCTTGCAATTTCTGTTTCTCATGATGCAGACTCACAAGTTCTTTATTCGTCTCAACCATGGTTTTTACAAGACCCGACAGCACTTCATATGAACGCGGATGTTGTGATTGATCTGCAATAATCAACAACTCATCAATGGCACCATGACCCTTTTCGATCAGGTCGTACAAATTTTTTCGAACATACTTCAGATCATCATCAGTTTCTTGTTCTGATGATGTGTTGCGATCTTCTTTATAGACAGTCGGGAGAACATTTTTCTTGTCTTCCGAATCTGCTTGTTGTAAAGGATTCATATTTAATGTATCACTGATACTGTCATTTGCCATATAAATTTTACTAACCCATCTCTTCCATCGGCAAGTTGGTCAGGCCAATCTGTTCGAGCGCCTCGGTGCCCTTGATGCCCACAACCGCGATGATGGTGCTGGTATCTACCTGCGGCGGCGTCGGGGTCACGTCGGGTTGCCAGATGGTCAAGATTCCCTGCGCTCGATGCGCGGCATCAAGTTTTTCAAGTAGCGATGCTGCGTCTTTCACTGCGCGCAGACCAAGCGCCTTGACGCCTGCGTCGAGAAGCCCTGCTAGTGATTGAATTTCCTGTTCGGTGAGTTCGAGTGTGTGCATGTCGGGTTATCCTGCGCTGATTTTCAATGTTCCTGCGTCGTTCCATAGTCTACCTGCAACGAGAGGGTCAGCGGTCGGCAACCCAGTCATATTGACATCTGACAAAAAAGTATGCCTCAAATTTGATACTGGAAACCCATTGACATCTATAGTGAAACCTGTAGTGCCACGATACTGCATAAAAGTTCTGGTATAGGTATTTATGTAAATATCGTTCGATACCACACGCAATAGTGCGTTCCCGCCTCTAAGCTCAGCTGTCGCGGCATCAACTTCACAATGTGCAAGTGACCCATTTGTTATTTTAATGCTTCGAGTCGTCCCCGTTCCCGCAGCCTCAGTCCCAATCTCCAGAACATCGCTGTTCCACTTCATGAACCCACGTTCATAATTGCTCGCGTCGGTGTACGTGTTGTAGAGATTAAACGTCTGCGCGTTGGTGCCGTTGCGTTGGGCGAGTGTGCCTGCGGCGTCGCGAGCCAGCTTTACGTCAAAACCACTTGGGCTGGCATCATTTGACGCCGAAAAACCGAAATTTGTAGCAGCACCAATTCGTATGCCTCTAACAGCGCTGTTGCCTTCCATTGACGCTTGAAAAAAAGAGAAGCCATTTCTCACTATCGTGATACCGCCAGAAATGACGTTGATTCCGTCATCAGTTGTTACCGAAACAGCGCCGCGCAGGCCTCCGCTAAATACGATTCCGCCTTTATCAACACTAAACTTACTACTCCCACCCACCTGCAAGTCCATCAGCAGGCTAGAAGCATCTGACGCAGTATCAGTGACGTCCATCTTGATGGCGGTAAAGGTCGTGGCTCCGTCGTTCCACGTATCGGCCATGTCGTAGATGGATTGCGTTGTTCCTGTTCGAGTACTTACATAATCAGTAACACCAGCAGGGACTGATTCCCATACAGTGTTGCCCGAACCATCTGCCGTTAAAACGTAACCGTCAGTCGCTGAACCAGAACCAAGTATATTTGCATTGTCACCAGGTTGAACAGCAGAATCAGCAAGCAGTCCTTGCGCAAAAGTTGCATATGCATTGGCATCAGTTGAAGCAGCAGTACCAAGTGTTGGCGTACCAGACAGATCACTGTATACACCACTCGTTGCAACGTTTGCTAAATCTGCTGGTTGAACAGCAGTGAGTGCCTTTGTTACGCCACTGTCAATTTGCGAACCAGTGAACGTACTTTGATAGTCAGCCATTTATGAATCCCTCGTGTAGAAAATTTGGTCTTCTGATGTGATTAGTCGTTCTCCACCAGATAGTTTGAATAGAGCAAAACTTGCAGGTTGCGTATCAATGTTAATGATGTAACCCCAATTTTCATCACTTGAAATTTCACTAGACGCGACAGTGTTGTTTGCATCAGTTGTTGCTTCACCATTTGCAGTCTGACCTGGGTATACAGACACACGTTCATCAACAGGTTCATTTGCGAGATCATCAAATCCAGAAACTGAGTACAGTTGGACATTCGCCAATTTGATGACTTCTTGTTTCTTCGTCGGACCAAACACATAAGCCTTCATGGTGAAGTCAAGAGTCCAGATTAAAGATCTACGTTCTTCGAATGAACCTTCATATACATCATCAAACGATACATTGTTCAGAACCAACGGAATGTCAAGAGTGATATTTGGTTGCGAAACAAGTTGAACTGTTGTGGTCCATTCAGGTGTAAAGTATGGAAGAATTTGTTCGACAATCATCGTCCCATCTTCAGTGTTCTTCACAAAGACAGACAACTGAAAATTGATATCGTATGGCACTGGATTGTACTGATACATACGCTTGTCAGAATTGGTCGCGATGTCCTGAGAAGTGAATCGATTGATCGTTGACAGTTTTCTTTCTGAAGCGTAATTGAATCCCGTAATCTCAAATCCCATACGCGGCAACACAATTGCAAACTCATTGTCTTGTGGATCTTTGTCTACATCAATTCCCTGAATACGTGCCAAAAATTTTTCACGAGGTCCATATGCGAGAGGCACCTTGAATGACTGTTTGACATTTTGATTGTCATCATAACGATTGATCCAGACGTCATTGAACAATGTGCCGAACAGAGTCACATACTTTTTGATTGTTCCGTGATAGTATGTCGTTCCGAACATCAGATGTTACCTTCTGAGAAAGGATCAATTTCAGTGAAGTCAATGATATCTGAACCCTGCGACTGTAGACTTTCATTGTCTGCAAATGGATCAATCTCTGATTCTAGACTATATGCATTCGACACGTTCAGAGGTCTGCCAGTATTCGCATCGATGATGATGTTGCCATTCGCATCAAGCGAAGCAAGATCATTAACTCCGACACTAAGACTGAATTTCTCTTCAAGCTCATCAATCTGTGGCACACCAGTGTTCAGTTTCTCGTTACTGTATTCGAACATCTCACACTTCAATGCATAGGTTTGCAGACCGCCCATCTGATAAAAAATCTCTTCGTGTTCCACATACTTGACCACGTACACTTTTTCTGTCATGGGAAGAAAAATGATGTCGCCTTCTTGTGGTCGAGGTGTGACTTCAGGGGCACCAATGTCATCATGAAAAACTCTTTGCGCCACAGTGAAGGTAATCTCATCACGTACTTGAACATTGAACTTCGATAAGAGATACCCTTCACCTTCGAACCCTTCAACATTCTTGATGTACATCTCAATCAGATATGCATCTTTGTATTCTGATACTGAATCCTCATTGAAGATTTCATCTTTCGAAATGATTGTTCGAGGGCAATAGTACATGTCATGACCGTACATACGAATTGATTCGATCACAAGATTTTCGATCAAATCTTTTTCAGCGTATGAGTCGAAATTGTTGAAGAAAACGTTCGTGGTCATTGACAGTATACCTTTATCTCGTTATAATTCTATTGCCACAGCAAAAAATAGATTAACCCAACATATCGTTAACAGGAAGTGAATAGTTCACAATCATCTCTTCTTCGAGTCTCTTGATCTCTGCATCAGCATCATCGTAGATCTTCTGACCATTGAATGTGATGCCACCAGGTAACTGCATCCCTTCGAACTTCGTAAGATTCGATCCCCATTGACGTTTTATGAGTTGTGTTGTGTAGTACTGAAGCCAACGATCAGCCCAGACATCAGTGTATGTGTTTGGATCAACAATCTCGTATGCTTCAACCATCATGTACTGACCAGGAACATAATCATCTTTTGCATTATCAAAATACAGACGATTGCGATGACGGTTGTATCGAATAGGAGTTTTACCGACTAGAACTTCTTGTACAGTTGCAAGATGTTCACGAGTCATGTAGTAGTCAACAAGGCCAACTCTTGTCAGTGTATATAGATCATTGAGAGCAATCTGATAACGTATGTTGAACAGATCATCAGATGACATTGCGGGGTCTGAAATCTCGAAGATACGAACTGCTCCAATAATGTTCTCAGGCAGATCGATGTACTGTTCTGCAATGTTGTTTGCAGTTAGTTGGTGTTTGTAGTATATTTTTTCGGTGCCATCGAAATGATAATCCCAATAGAATCGAAGTGCTTGATCTATTCTATCTTCAGTCTGATCATCATCAACATTAATCTCAATTACTGGTTTGCCAAGAGCACGAAGGCAATACTCTTTGAATTCGTTGCGACTCGTAGGGACAGCCATTTGTTGTTCTCCGTGATTGACTCTTTGTCATTTATTTATAAGACAGAGTTATCTACGAAGTGTTTGCATAACTCTGAACTTCTGCCTGAGTCACAACGGGGAACTCATGCCCTAACCAATCTTCAAGTTCTTTCGGTATCGACACAGATTTAGTTTCTATTTCCTTCGACCATTTATTTTGAAAAACACTGTTATACTTAATGACTTCCTTTCGCAATTCAACGAGTGCACCAGAAACAGATTCCACTTCATTGTTTGAATTGTAAGAGATCTGAGACACTATCTGACTCAATCTTTCTGGTGTCATTTCTATTTTGGTCGATATCGGCGACACCACTCCATCATATTCAGTATTTGCAACTTGTGGTATTGCTGTTATTACCATCTTACTTGTCTGTTGATTGATGTTGTTTACCTTAATTGTATATTCAATCATGAGGGTTGCCTTCGTCGTGTTCAATGTGTTTTGTGCAGTGATTTTTATCAAAAATGTCAAGGAAACGACACAACATTTTGCACAAAACACATTGATCTACTATCTTGCCGCATCTTGACGATAAAGTTTCATCAGGATGACCACCTAATATGGTATTTAGTAGTTGATCAATCGAAACAAGTATGTGTATTAGATATTGTCTCATTTTTTCTTTAAGGCCAATAAACGTCATCAGTATAGTTATTCGGTATCGGAGTGCTGTCTTTAAGAACTCTCGCAGCAAAAATATGCGCTCGCTCCCACTCTGCTGCGGTACTGGCAAAGGCAATCATCGTTGGAGCATCCATAGGCACTTGCGTATTATCGCTTGTGATCCATACGAAATCCGTATTTCCACCATGCCAACGATAATCACCTGCTTGTCCACCTGAAATTACAGCCAAAAGAGCCGCACCAGAAATTCGTTTTTGGTGATTCAAAGAGCTGTCAAATGTATTCCCACCGAAAACAAACCCAGACTCAATCCTAAAATCTCGCTCGTTGTTGATTTGAACTTTTAACGCTTCCATCTCGGTGTCTAATTCTTCTTGAGTTTTATCTCGCACCACCCAATCGACTAACTCATTAGACCAATTCACCACCTGCATAGAATTTGGTACTGGCTTATCTGGAACGAGTACATACCCAGCGTTAGCAATATCTTCCGAAGAAAATGTAGTAGGATCTGTTCTTGTAGAACCGTCTGAAAGACGAATTCTAAATGGCAATTTTTTTGGATACGATCCGTTGTGAGAGTAATTCATAGTTTTATCTCGTAATCCCGTTGTCATACTATGTGATTTATCCGCTTATTGGTAGGGTTGAAGGTGTAAAATTCGACGTATATGGTATCGTGTTACGAACTATCAGATTTTGAAAATATCCAGAAGAGCCGTTATTTGGTATGTCATTACCGCCTAAAAATAAATCTCTTGTCGGTGAAAAATTTGACAGATAATTGGAAAATGAAGAAACTGTGCCGTTGATTCCAACGTATGATGAACCTCCAGTTGGATCAATTGCCCAATATATGTGATGCCAATTATTGGTTGCCAAAGTATAAGTGCCTCTTGAAGATCTAGCCCCCGCAGAACCAGAATATTCATAAAATATCCATGAACTAGTATTTGTGCCATTAGATTCTATTTCTATTCCTGTTCCTGAAGTACTGTACCCATCAAATGTTAAGAGTCTTCCATAACTACCACTAACAGAACCTCCGTTGTACCACCAAAATTCAAAACTTATCGGACTTGTTGAACCTACTTTTAAATTGTTCGTAACACTGGTAATTGATCCCCAATAATCACTCCCCGCAGATGGTGTATATGCGCTGGTAGTAAATCCTGAAACTTTAGAATATGCGTTACTTAGATTAGAACCACCCGTTGCAGTCATACCATTTGAGACTATAACAGGTAAAGAACTACCGTCCCCTGAATAAACATCAACAGCAGTATCTCCACTAGTACCGTTAAAGGAAGAATATAATAAAACATCAGGGGAAATAGAACCTGGGGGAATTGGCCACTCGGTTAAACTTTGAGCACGATATTGACTTTCTAGACCCCATCTACCACTCGATGTTGATATGGTGGGGGTGTTTAATTTTCCAATAACGCTGCCGTTATACGTCATGGGAAAAACCTTCCTTTAGTTGCATCAAAATTGGCTTCAATCTCAGTAAGCGTAAGAATGTCGTCATACCATAGCACCATAGCAATATCTCCTTTGAAGTAGCTGGATGGAGATACACCGTCATATGCCCCTATAGCTATGTTGCCTACGGAGCCGGGATAGGGTAAAAACGCATACAAATTACCAGTTTCTGTAACCCCAGTAGATTCTTCACCAAGATATAGCTTATTTTGCCAGTTCCCTGTGTACCCCATAGTGCCCGCAGCCATACACCATGCGCCATCTGGAGTTACTAAATTCGAATCGGCAGCTTCTACTTGGGAGACTGAAAACGCCAATAGTCGCAGCTCGGATTCTTCTCCGCTTGGCCCCATAACCAGCCCGTTACTGCTACTAGTACTTGTGACTAACCCCGCTTTAACTGACTGTGCTCCGTCCCTACGCATCCAAACTATATAGGTCATCCCTACATTTCTGTTTGTCGAATAGTTTTCTGGCACATCAAAGTGTCCGTCCACGCCATCAAATGTAAACACTTTATCCGTGCTGTTGTATGTAACCCCACCAGAAGCAGTGGCATCAGAGGGTGTACCGCCCATATCTACCCAAGTCGTACCTGAACCTGAATAGGAGTTCGGATTTGCCGCGTCGTAGTAGTGCCTTAAATTTGTCGTGATGATATCGGGTGGGACAAAATCACCAACCCATTGTCTTTCCCTTTTGTATAAAGAATGTTCTCGCGAGGACCAAACACCAGAGGCTTCAGAAATATTAGGAGTGTTGTCAATACCTATGATTCCGCCGTTAAACTTCATTTAACTAATTTCTTCATAAGAACAAACAGATTCAAGATCGTTATTTGCCGATGCACTCATACGAAGTGCATCTCCTTCTTCCAAGTAAATAGAAGTATCTTTCGTAATCACTGTGAGAGTTGCATCGGCTGGGACTGAAACCGTACTAACAATTTTATACTCAACACTAGATCGAAAAACAGAAACCGTAACATCTGCGGCATTCGTGCCATCGACATTAGAGATAAAAACTGTATTGATTTTAAACACTTTTCCACTTGATGCAGGATTTGAAACAACATCAGTCGCAGAAGTGGATAAAATACTGACATTTGTTTTGCCTGTGATTGTTGAAACATTAACTATATTTGGGGCAGCCATATTCTATTCCTTATCCAAAAACGATTGCCATTGCGATTGCTTTGCCAGTTGTAATACCACCACCTGAAGGTGCATCTACAGGATCGAATGCACCAGTCGATGAATTGTATTCTATATATTGACCATCTGTTGGTGTTGATGATACAACAACAGCAGTTCCATCAACTCTTGGAAAGTTGATTTCTTTGAACGTGCCACTATCTTTAATGCTTAGTGAGACATTCGCAGTAGCTGATGTACCTGTACCAATGGACCCTACAAGAGTCGTTTCAAATTTGGCGAGTTCTGTGAGACCTGATGATGAATTTATCGCAGTCCAATTAAATGCACCGATTTTAGAATTATCGGGACAAGTTGTCCATGCACCTTCACCAACTGCTGGTGAAGCACCGGATCTAGTAAATCCTACATTTACACCATTCGTTCCACTCGAAAATCCTTCGACGTATAATCCTTCGTCACCATTGGTCAAATTTTCACAGAAAAATCTACCGTATGAGCCAAAGGTTTGCCCTGTAAGATTTACGTCATAACCATAAGAGAAGGATCCATCGTATATTGTGTTGAATGCAAAATTATGACTAGAAGAAGTGTTGCCGATCTGAACATTACTGACAATTATGTTGCCATTCATGTCAAGATTACCACCTAACTGAGGCGTTGTATCTTCAACAATGTTTTCAAGATATGTGGATAGGTCTGATGTTAATGCTAAAGTCCCTGTTGCGTCTGGCAACGTTATTGTACGGTCAGAAGTTATTGATTGTGCGTCGAACTTCGAAGTGAAAGAATGATTATAATATCCTACATGAAAATCAACATGACTTATATTTTGTCTTGATGATATTAAATCATCGCCCTGAAATGTGAACATTGGGTTCGCAGACTCGCCGCCGCTGAGAATTATAATGTCTCCGTCTCTACCGTCATTCCTCCCTTGACCAGAAGAAAGAATGAGAGAACCGCCGGAGCCCGGATCATCAGGTCCTCCGTTACCGTCTCCGGCTTGTAATGTTAAACTAAAACCGCTATCGCCAGGAGAAGCCCCGGCGACTCCACTGATAGAACTTGCATTTAATATATTATTGTCGTTACAATCTAAATTACCACCCAACTCAGGGGTAGTATCTTCAACAATGTTTTCTAGATAGGTTGAGAGATCTGGTGTAAGTGTTAGAAGACTTGTACCGTCTGATGAATAGAGAATACCATCAGCAGTATTAATTGCAAGTTCACCTTGATCGATGTACGATGACGAACTTGTATTGGAAACTTCGGGGGTACGTCCAGGTACGCTGGTACGTTTAATTTGAAACTTGTTTGCCATTTTCAGTCTCTATGTAGAGTTCAATTCGAGGTTTATATAAACCTAGTATTACTTATATATTACAGTCTGAAAATGCCAGAGGTGCTCCAAGTCACATCAACGTTTGAATTGTCTGGAGTGATTGGTAGACCAGATACATTTGTATCCAACCATGCAACGAGTCGTGATGTGTTTGCATCTGAGGTATCGACCCAGATAAGAAGTGCTTCTGATTGATCTTCCGTATTTGCAACAGAGACAAAGGAAACATCATCAGCATCAAGTACACCATCCGTTACAGTAACATTTTCAAGATTGGCAGTGGCAACAACACCATTCGCATTCAGATCTGAGTAAAATTCATCAGATATGCTGAAGGTGATTTCAGCAGTATCGATCAGTGAAATTGAAACAGATTCATCAGTAAGAGAGACGTTGTTAGACCCCGCCAATAACGCTTCCTTGTATTTTGGGTATATCGCATTTGCCATATTATTCTACGCTTTCATTCGTTTTAGTGCGTGTCGTTTTCTTCTTCAGCTTTTCAATTTCTGATTCGAGAACATTCACTTGTTCAATTTTACTGTCAAGTTCTTCTTTCACAAGAAGCAGTTGTGTTTCAAGTTGAATGTTCTCGTTGTTCAGATTGTCAAAGCGCGTTTTCAAAACTTGCACATACTTATTGTAAAACGCTGTATTATCAGTCATATTAGAACGTTCCACCATCAAGGGAATTGAATACGGGGACACCCGATGCATTCAGTTGCAAAATTTCATATGCAGTACCTGTTGCCTCAGCAAGAGCAGAAGTGCCTTGCCCATAGACAACTGCATTTGTTGTCACTGTGTTGAGACCAGTACCACCATTCGGAACAGACAATTGGGTTGTCAACGATAATGAAGAGGCAGCCAATGCACCGACATCTAACGCAGCAAGAGTTCCGCCAGTGAAGGTGCTGCCAGTTGGTTCTGTTGTAATACCTTCAAGAAGTTTATAGGTGCCAGCATCTGATGCGTCTCGAATAAGACCTGAATATTTTTCAGTACCGTCGTTGTACTGACCGTAGAAACCAAAATCAACAAGATCAGTTGAATTGTTCGATGCCAACACAATGAGGTTGTCTTCAACATTCAGTTGAGTCGTGTTCAGTGTTGTGGTTGTGCCATTTACAATAAGATCACCGCCAACTGTCAGCGTGTTTGCAACAGTGACATCATCTGGAAGACCAACTACAACATCGCCAGTTGTAGGTAAAACGGTAACTTCGTTCGTAGTACCAGTAACACTTGTAACAGGGAAAGGAATATTTGTGGTATCAACAGCAATACCAGAGGCTGTTACCGAGACAGTTGAATTTGCTGCTTGAACATTAATACCATTAGTGTCAACGGAGATACCATTCGAACCAATCGCATCAAACTGAATAGCGTTATTTGATACTGTTGTTGAGACACCATTCGCACCATTAAAAGACAATGTTTCCCCAGTGTTGAATGTGTCATTAGTACCTATATCAGCATCGAGAGTGAAAGAACTTACAACGCCGCCGACTTGATTGTCAACATAGGTTTTGATCGAAGATGCTGTTGCCAGTTCACCATTTAGAGCAGATACTGCGATATCTGTTGTGATGTCAGAGACTGTAACCCCACCGAGAGTTAACGAATCAAAACTAACAGTATTTGCAAGATCGATAGTTGCTTTACCGTCTGATCCATAAGTAACACTGATGTTAGAACCATCAACGAGATATTGACCACCGATAGCAACAGTAGTACCAAAGTCACCGATGTACAGAATACTACTATTACCTGACCATGCGAGTTCCCCAGCTGAAAGATCAGTATTTAGTGGAGCAGAAGTGGTTTCAGAACGTTTTATTTGAATTAGATTTTGCGTAGCCATTTTTTACCTCGTTAAAAAGAACCGCCATCTAGATCTGCAAGTTTTACTTCATAACGAGAGGTTGATGCGTTATAAACAATTGTTGAACCATCGACTCTTTCAATTGAAATTACATTACCAATATCTTCTAGATTGTCGACAGTTGCTTGTGCTCCTTCTTTCAAAACGTTTCTAAGAGAGATAGGTGATTGTGTTTGAAGTCTCCCATCATTGTTATTGACTTCAACAGAGTAAGTTGTCGGTTGTGTAAATTCTGTGTTGATCGTCGCGCCTTGATTTGTCGTAATATTAATAGGCGAAGAAGATGAATTCAGTTTGGCTCTTATGTCATTGTTCGTTCCGAAATTGACTTTCATCGAGTGACTCCTGGTGTGATTGTTACGATGCCTTCTAGTACTCTTGAAATTGTGCCATTTTCGTCTGTCAGTTCAACATCATAAACATATCGACCATCAGCCATGGTGTTCGTGGTATTCGCATCAAGTGAAATCTCAACTGTACCTGTATTTGCAACAATGTTTACTGTGAAATCATATGCAGTTGATGACGTATAGTACTTGCGAATTTGACCCGCGCCAGTGTATCCGTTAAGATTCAAAGAATTGCCGTCATCGTCCGTCAACGTAATTGACGTTGCGTAGTCAGCACCTTGATCGATCTTGAGATTTGCTTTCGTAGCCATGTTCTATTTATATCTAAGCAGTGTTCGCGCCAAAGAGACCAGCAATTACCCAACCAACTGAACTGTACATCAGAGTCACACTATCACCAACATCATTGAAAGTGATGGTAGAATAACCAAGAGCACTTGTTGGTGTGAGTGTCGCGTCATTGCCGTCATCTGCTACCATACTCACAATTTTGATTTGACCATTTGTGCCATTTGCGAGTGTCAATGCAGCTGCGCCACCAGAGGTTGTGACTTCAGTTACCATGTCAGTGAGATTTACTGCGCCAGAACCAGTCAAAGATTGAACTGTACCTGTTAGTGTATTTGCAGTCACATCACCGTTTAAACTTGCAGTGACATTATTCGCATTTATATTACCAGTTAAATCTAAATCACCAAGCACGTTATTTGCTGTCAGATTTTCAGTTACAACAGAGTTTGCCGTAACATCACCTGTTAAGTCTCCCGTGATGTTTCCAACAAAACTTGCAGTGATGGTGTTTGCTGTGATGTCATTCTGAACATCTAAATCACCAAGCACGTTATTTGCTGTCAGATTTTCAGTGATGATTGCATTAGCAGTGACATCACCTGTTAAGTCTCCCGTAACATTACCTGTCACATTACCTGTCACATTACCTAAAAGATTGCCAGTGATATTTCCTGATGCATTGATTGTCGTAAAAGCGCCAGAAGAAGGATTTGCAGCACCGATTTGTGTGGCATCAATATTCCCACCATTGATATCGACAGTAGAAAAAGTTGAAGTACCAGTGGATGTCACATCTCCTGTTAAGTTACCTGTCACATCGCCAGTGAAAGATGCGTCACTTCCATTTGTTCCTGAATCGAGAACAACACTGACACCATCAGTAGCATAGACGTCCCCGATGATATTACCAGTAATATTACCTGAAAGATTACCTGTTACATCAGCAGTCAATGTGCCGCTGACTGTCAGATCTGAAAAATACCCTTCCCATTCAAGTGATGAATTGCCAAGAAGAGTACCTGTTGAAGCGGGTAGAATTGTTTCATATTCAGTTGCGCTCACAGTCCCAGAAATTGATACATTACTTGTGATTTCTAGATTGGCAGAAGCGACATAATCGCCTCCTCTCAAACCATCATGTACGGCAACAGTATTCGCAACAAAAGTACCGAAAAGTTTTGCATCACCTGTTGTTTCTGCACCAGTTGAGTTTGCAGTAACAGCATCATCACGAATTACATCAATCATCGTGTTGGTTTTGGTTAACCAATCACTAAACGTGTTGTTTGATGCGTCAAGAACTGTGAATCCTGTATTAAGTGCCATTAGGTCAACCTACTGTAGATTTTGTTAAGTGCTTTCTTTATTGTGACAATTTCATTTTCAAGTTCAGAAATTTTGTTCATCATCTCTCTTTCGCGAAGGGCACGATTTCTCAAATCATCGTATCTTTTGAAGTCGTCAAAGTTTTTATTTATGACGACGCCATCATCTCTTTTTTCATAGTTCATCATGCTGAAATCGCAATCACTCTGTAGTCATCAACACGAGGAACAATTCTCGTTTTATCAGAGAACAGTTCAGTCTTGACAGACAATGTGTAGTAACCATCATAGTATGAACCTGTCTGGTCGAAATACCGAACAATGTTCTTATTGTCAGGATTCAAGAATGCACCGTACGGGTTCTTCAGAGTATCAATCTTCAGACCTGTATCAATGATGCCGTTGTTCGTTACTCTTTGTGATAGTGTGATTTGTGTGTCACTATCAACTGATTCAACACTGAACACACCAAAGTTGGTATCGAACAGAGGACTGTAAATCTTAATCACATCGCCAGCAACCAGTTCTGAAGTGAAAGAAGTACCCGTACCCGTCACAACGTTATTCGCATTGAGAGTTTCAGTATCAACAACACCATTCAACGTGGTATTACTCTCAGGAACATCTGGGAAAGAGAATTCCATTTCAACCAAGTCATAACGATCTTCAATTTTACTGAACTGCGCTTCTTCTATCAATGACAACTCAGTCCATGCCTTCGTTTCAAAATCATCGGGGTCTGATGGATTCTTAATTTTGGCATAAGATTTCAACTCTGTACCAACAGGTCTATATGCATTGTAAATTGCGCGAACATCTTCCGCCAACTTTTCTTTCCCAATAGTCATGACGTTTGATATATGGCGTGTTGCGGGGTCATTCTCATCATCGTTAATGAAGAATCTTGAAACCAACACAACAAAATCGTCGATATCAATTTCAGGAGATTCAAAAGTTGTACTGACTTCTGGTTGATAGTCAAATGTCATTTCAAGATGCAGTGACTTATCTTGATTGTAAAGGAAAGAAGAATTCAAAACCTCATTCGAACGAGACATGATGAGAGCATCGTACTTGGTCAAGTAATTTGGTTCTTCAAAACTTGTGAAGTCTTCATAGTTTGTACTGTTGCTCGTTCTGAATGTCCCGTTATCGTCGTATGACAGGTTGTGTTTAGTAACCAGATTAAAATTGGTTGGAATGTCAGATTCGAAACTGGCATTGAAGAACGACACAGGGAAATCATTCACACTAGAAATAGTCCCTGTCGTATTGTATCGTGTACTCTTGAGCACACCATTCGCTTGAAAATAACTTGCAGATGTCGCATCTGATTCATGTAGAATCAATTCTCGATTATTGTGAATGTATTGATACACAAACCCTGTTGGTGGGTTAGAGTAATTACCAGAAATAGTTTTCGTGACAGGTTCTTCGAAGTACAAAATAGTGTCATTTTCAACGTTATCAACAACACCGATTTCTGTGATATCGTTGTTCGAAGAATCGATCAGAAGAATACGATCACCTTCAGTCAAACCAGTGAAAGTTGTGCCAGTACCAACAAGTTTTTCTTCACCAGCGTTGATTGTGATTGTGCCAGTAGAGTTTGCAGTTTCTTGATATATCAAATCACCAGCTGAGAACAGTACATCCCCACTAAACACGTCAATTTTGATAAATTCAAAGTCTTCATTAACGAAATTGAAAGTGATATCTTCAACGATATATTCTGCGGCATGAATTTCAAATTTCAGATCTTCATCGAAGATTGGTTTTGACACAAAATCTTCATTCGTGACAACACTGTCTTTATTCACATTTGTGATTTCATACAAATCGCCTTTGTGATCTCTACTTGAACCAGGAGATGCTTGAGATGTGCCAACAAGTGCATTGCCAGTTTTACTAGACCAAAGCAGATAATCTTTGTTGTGAAATTCTACACCGAATGCATAGTACTTGTTGCCTTCAAGTCGAATGGGTGCATCAAAATTGAAAGTTGTGCCGACAGTTGCATCTGATGAACTTTGAACTGTTGTTCTCGGAAGAGAGACAATTGAGTTTTGATATTTTGATTCGAGATCAGGATTACCTTGATCATCAGTATCAAGAAGATATACAACAACATCGTCAAACTGTGTATCCTTTTCAGGTTTTCTACGAAAGAACAAAGTTAAATCAGTGATGTCAATTGTCTTTGAACCTTCGAGAACGTTCTGGTCGACATAAAATGTTTGCAGAAATCCTGGAACTGCTTTTTCAATGACCTTTTTGTTAGAGTTTCTGTTTTGATTTTTACTTGAGTTCGGTGTAGGTGCAGGCGGACAAACTATTAGATTAGGAACTTTTGTCGTTTTGGTTTCAATAGGAATCTGCGAGTTGTTGTTTTCGTCTGTAACTACTTTACCAAATTCGACAATTGCATACTGTTGGAATTTTGTTTTGGCAGGAGTACTTGATTTACACCCATTACTGTAAGCACTTCTTGACCTACAAGTACTATTAATGATATCAAGTCTTTCTGGTACAATTTTAATACTCAGACGACCTTTGTTGTCAGCAACAAAGTATGACCAAGTGCTAGATTCATGTGTATTGTATTTTCTAGAATTACCGAAAGGTTGAAATGCGGCAGTTTCTTCTTCGGCAAATTGTAAATACGCCTTAGGGCTTTTCGATTGCAGGGTGCCTTGCTGCACAATTTGTGTTCCAGTACCAAAAATCTTATACTTAGTGTTTGGTTTAAGATTTGAATAATTGAGAGTAAAATTTTTGTTAACGACTTTTTGAGTATTTTTACCACCCTGTATTCTTGTTGTTCTTGGAACTGGTACAGTTTGTGCTGAACGAATTTTTTTTGCTAGAGTTGAATTGATTTGACTATCAATATTGGTGAGCGTCCCTGTGCCTCCATTCTTATGAAGGGGCCACGTGCTACCAGATCTCTTTAAATATACTTTATTATCTGCCATTTTACTCTCTCACTTAACTGAATAGTGATTTGATGTTGTTAGGGTCAGTGTATTTTGCCCGTGAGGTTTTCGTCGCAACAATCTTTCCATCAACTTTCTTGTGATATGTGTATACTGGCAACGACCAGCCAGAGTTCTTTCCAGAACCGACCGGTACGGAGACGGTCTGGTAACTAGCGTATCCGGTTTTGCGTCGGACTTTCTTTAATTGTTGGCTGCGACCACCAAATTCATAAGTCGTAACTGGTTTTCTCGGCGGTGCCTTCGGTTTCACGTTCCACCCTTTCCATCTGCATAGATGCCAATCAAATCTTGTGATGTTGTGCAGTAAGTTCTCAACAGTTTACCAGATGCAGGTTGAGAAGGTGTTTCAGTTGCAGGGTCATTGTATTTAGTAATTGGGTAACAGATACTAAATGAATAATTCTGACTGTATTTCACAATGCGAATACGGAAATAACGACCATCAGCAGCAACATATGGAAATGTAGAAAGACCACCAAATTTGAAGAAATGTTTCGGGTCACCGCCTCTAGAAAAATACTGTACGTTCGAATTCAATTGATAAGGTTGAGACTCGATAACACTATAATTGGTTTTTTGAACGTTACCTTTGCCATCGAATAGTTTAGGATGCACTGGATTCAAAGACAGTATTTTTCTCTTGTCAACATCGGTAAATGGTTGAATAGCCAGAGTAGCAGGAGTATAGATTAATTTCCCTGGGTTTGATTCACTGATTGGTGAATTTGATTGATAAATCTCAAATCTGTCTTGACCAGCATAAAAAGTCCAATAGATTTTAACGTCAAACCCATCAGCCTCATTCAAATCAGAGAATGTAAATTGCCAATTTTCATAAACTTTAGATATGCCACTGGTATTTCTATTCTTGTAACTACCTGTTGCATTTGGAATGAAAACGCACTTGGTTGCAAGTGTCCCTTCAGGTTCTGTTGCTGCGGCAGTTTCGCGTGTTGGCGTAACAATCGGACCAGTCGTGGCAAAACTTTGAGAGATGACTTTCTTACGATTGTAACGGAAACGACGGTTGCAAATCACCATCATAGATAGATGCGTCATAATCTTGATTTCGAAAATCACTGAAGAATTCATCCATGAAGTTTTCTACGAAGAATCCGAACTTGAATCGTTCAAGTGTTGAGTCCACAGAACTACTAATCTTGGTGTCTTTCACTCTGTCTTCAAGAAGACTTAGATTCTGATTGTATTCAAGCGCCTCAATACGTTCTTCAAGACTTTGAATGTCCCTCATGGTGTAACCAGGTGTTTGTGCCTGAATACCTTCGACATCAATTCGATTAGCGTTTATTCTGACACTGAAATTTTCACCAGAAGTTACTCGGGTGTTAAGTATTTCTTCAAACTCAAAAATTGAAGTGTCATTTTCGAAAGAAGGGTATGGGGGTATTGATACCTTGTATATCAAAAGTTCTTCTTTCGTTGGTGTTGAAATATCGTCACCATCGATGACGAAATTGAATTCACCAGTCTTATCGACATACACAAAATCTTCTCGTGGCAGATAGTACTCATAATCAAAGAGAAAATCTGTTTCGGGTAGAGGGAACTTCTTACCATCAGTTGTGAACTTCGTGTTTTCACTTGCAACAGGTGGGTTACATGGCGCAAGTGTGTAATCAGTTGTCAAAATACAAGTGTTGACAACCTTAGGTCTGAAATCAACAGCATTGATCAGATCTGCATAACTGTCTTGAATCTGAACTTCTGGAATTTCGTGAATGTTAATTGCGGCACCATCAGAATCAAGTTCATCAAGAGTCAGAGTATCATTCATCTGATAAGAGTTGATTGTCTTGACACCTTCATCTGAATCTGTGAACACGTCAAATTCAACAAGAAATTCATCATTCTCACCGATTGTTCTTGTAGAAGATGATCTCTGATAAATTTCACTCAACCCATAGAAGTTGAAATTCTGATTATGATTGATGAAAAAATCACCAGTAATATTTTCACCAGAAGTGTTAGCGCCATCATAGACAGCACGAAGTCTGAACACATCTGAATGACCAAGTGTCCATGGACCATTCACACCATTCGGGTGAGTGTTTGCCTGAATCTTGACATATGCTTTACGTGTCGTGGTCTTTTGTACAGAAGACTGACCTGTATATCTCTGATTGAAAGTCACGGATACATTTGCAGTCGCCGACATTGAAATGTCGAGATCAACATTCAAGAAATTACCATTAATCGCGGCAGTAGTGTTGTCTCTACTTGACAACGGAATCACTACATTTTTCGGGTATGCCTTAAATACAGATTCAGAACCCGTCACTGTTTCAAGAGCATCTTTCGGGACAAAACGAATCTGGGTATCACTTTCAACTGATTCAACTCGAATGAATCCGTTGTTGGCACCATTCACATATACATGATCACCTGCCCGCAGAGTCGATGTGAAAGTACTGCCTGTTGTGTTCAATGTCGAATAACTAACAGTGTTCGACCCAACTGAAACAGAAGCAGCAGTACCAAGAGAAGTGATCGAAATCAAATCTTCTTCAGGTACGATCATCAACTCTTTCTGTTGATCAAAACTCAGAGTACCAACATAAGGCCATTCTGCATTAGTCTGTTTTTCAACTGCAATTGTAACGAATGTTACTGACTGCCTTGGTCGATTCTGGTAACCCAAACAGAAGAGTATTCACATCGTTTCTGTAGAGGTTTGCACCTTCAACAATTACAGACTGTTGTGAGGTGATTGTACCTGCACTACCATCTTCTTCTTCAGTGACAACAGTTTTTGTCACGAGGTCTTTACTACTTGCACCTGTCAACGCTTCAGTGATAATATCTGCAACACCATCAAGACCAGTTGCATTGTCACTGTAAAGTGAACGAACATCTCTGAAATTTCGACCAGCATTCATTCGAATGTCGAACAGATAGACACGATATACTGCTTCAGATGAACCTTGAACACCATTCTCAAGAACAACAGAACGAACACGCGCCTTACCAATTTCAACACCAGGCGCAGTAATTGCATCAAGATTCGTTGATAGATATTGTGCGGCAGTGTCTCGAAGAGATATCTGTGATGCAGTTGAGAACGCATGAAGACCTGCAAACTCTTTTACTCGAACGTAATTGCCGTAAAAAAGTTCAATGGATGTGTTTGCAATAGATGCGCTGTTGATTCCCTTCGGCACAGTCTGTGCAAAATTTCTCTGAGTCTGTACGCGATAACCTGCAATGTATGCATGACCAGGATCAATCACATATGTGAATGTATTTGCAGTTTCTGCCATTGTGGGCGCAGAAACAGTGGTCATCTGATATGGGTCAAGTACATAGTTCCCAGATTCTTCATAGGTTCTTTTTGCAAGTTCATCTGCAACTTTATTGAATTGTGGGTTCGTTTGTTGCGAGAAGAATTTACCGTTCGAGAATTTAACTAGAGCGAGAAACTCTGGATCTTCTTGTGCTTCTTCGGTAGTCTTAATTGCAAGAGTGGGGACAAGACTCAGGCGATGTGCGCCTGGTGCATTTTCATTCAGAAAACCAGCAGCGTTATCGACAAGTGTTGAATCGATAGCATTGTTGACAACAGTTTCAACAGTTTCGAATCCAACAGATAGATTATTCGGTGTATTAGCATACTTTTGGACAATGACTGATTGTCCTTTGACGTTCAGAAAATGACCTTTCTGATAAACCTTACCACCAGTGATTGACATGCCATATGCAACACCGACCGCATTTGAATTCAGACCAGTTGCAACAGTGACTCTTGACTTGAAATTTCTTGCCTCAAGATCTAATGTGTCAATTTGAATTTCAGATGCATTTGAAGATGAAATCGTTGCAAACGGTGCGACTTCATATTCTGAACCGTTACGTTCAAGGTTAATAGATTCGACAACACCGAGGTTTGTTGTTGTGAGTGATGCATTAGCATTAGAACCAATGAACGACGAGATGACACCTTCATTCGCAGAGTTGCTCGCAGTGAAAGCATCATCAACTGTGAGATCCCAACTTCTTGTGTTTGCAATTGCAAGTTGAGATGTTAGAGGCTTCACACGAAGAACTGTGTTGTCATTTAAAGTTTCTACTGAAACAATTTCAACAGTTGCATTCGTAGATGGTTGTGTGATTGTTTCACCAACAACAAAACTACCACCGAATGTATTACCACCAGTTGTATTTTGAACTTGGATTGCACTGAGAACAACAACAGAATCGTTGTTAGAGAATCCTTCTGAACCATTGTTAACACGGACAGAGAAAATCGGATAGTCTTCTGTGTAGGCAGTCAGAACTGAACCTTCAACATATGAAGTTTCATCGCCTGAGTTACCACTGTTCAAATACTTCAGATAAAATGTTTTCAGATCTGGATCAGATGATTCGAGTCCATCAGAGAAATCGATTACTCGGCTGACCAGATTTGAAGAACTTCGAAGAAGATACCCATCGTATTCTGATACGTTGATTGACGTGCCGATTGCAGTCAGATCTTTAATCTTGATATACGGGATTGAAGTGTTGAAGGTTGGTTGACAACCATCAATGATCGTGCCTCTCTTGAGAACAACGTCGCCGAATCGTTCGACCTGTTTTTGCAACATCGTCTGAAGTTGATTGAGTTCGCGAACCTGAACAGGAACACCAGGGCGAAATAGAATTTTGTAGTAGTCTTTGTCTTCGTTGTAATCGTCGAAGTATGGCGAGACCGATAGATTAGTTGTTATTGACATTTATCAAAACTCCAATATTACACGAATTTCTTCAGATTGTTGCGAATCTCGTGTGACCGATATATCATTTTGCAAATAGATGATTGTTCCAGAGGTTGGATCTAAATCACCATCATACATTGTGAAACCAGAATTCAGAGACGCGCCTGAATCTTCACCAATGATGCTGCTTCCAGTATCAAGTACACCTGTTCGATTGGTCAAGTAGAGATTGCCATCACTGGACGAATGAACATATGCTGTAAAGGTAGCGTCTGCAACCGTTGCTCCTTGATACACTCTTTCATTATTTATAAAGGTTGTACCAGTTCCAAGTGTGCCGAAACATCTTAAAGTTTGATTGTAGACTCTGAAATCATACTCTGAGTCTACAACGTTGTATCTGTTATTTATATCAATTCCACTGACATTTGCGACTGCATATGAATTTGCGCCAACAATCAACTGACCAGTTACAAGATTCGAATCGCATAACTTGAGATTTGTTTGCGAGGTGCTTGCCACTGATTTGACTTTACTTTCAGAAATAATTTTTGCTGAATACAATTCACTGTTCGCAGAAGACCAAGAGGGAGATTGATCGACCACAAATGCAGTACTATTGGTTACGCTTGACACTCTACCAAAGAAATTGTACTCAGCATCATCGTCACTTCGAATGTAAACAAAATCATTTGCCTGAAAATACTCATCGTATGATGCAGATTCATTACACACAATCGTATTGTTACTTGCTTGTGTTGTCACATTTCCATTGAGAAGAATTTTCTTGAACTGATATACAGTCTCATCTACGAGAAATGTGCCGTCAGACCCAGAAACCCCATTGTATTTTTTGTGATTGACTTCAATATCAGCAAATTTCGGGTCACGCAAAATACCGAACTGATTGAACACGTTTTCGGCAGGGATGGTACCTTCGATATCTGTAGCGAACTTTGAATACATGCAGAACGATCTAACACCAAGTTCGACAATTGTATTTGCACCATGTCCACCTGATGGCGGCATGATTGGTCGAAGAACTGCATCAGTCGGATTCACAATATCACCAGAATCTGTATTCTCAGCAGATGCTGGCACACCCTTCAACACACTGGCAGTTGCGTAATTATAGTTTTCACCAGGTTCAAGCATGACCACTTTATGTACACTGTTAGACGCATTCGCATTGATAACAGCCTTAGCGTAAGCATTCACAAACTGTAATCCATCGCCAACAATTTCAACACGAGGCGTCACTTCATATTTGGTTGTGTCGTCTGGCTCAACTTCAAACGCACTCTCAAGTTCAATCACAATATTGTTGCTGGTAAAATAAGAGTCGACAACAGACTTGTACTGACCAGCACCTGTACCACTTGTCAAATGAAGAACGGTGTTGCCATAAAATCCCGTGACTTTTGAAGATGTGTCTGGAAGGACATACTGAACTGTGTTACCGAAAGAGACTTGAGAAGAAGTGAATTGATCAGAGACGTAATTGTTGTAATTCTTACCATGAGTCACAATCTTGATAACATCAATTGAACCATTGACAGCATCTCTCTCAATGGTTGTGTTTGCGACCACAGGAATGTAGTTTTCCGTAGCAAATTTGTCAAATGTCGTCGAGTCAACACTATACATGTACTTCCACTGATATCCGTCAGAGGTTTCATAATATGCATCATCAAGAGAAAACAATGCAGAATCATATCGAACATCTGAAAACGTAGGCTGAATTGTAGAGGCAGCGTTGTTTGCATTGTAAAGACATTTGTAAACGTGCTTGTAGGCATCTTCATCAACCACAACATAGAAGTCTTCATCATAAAGATTTAGTGTCTCATCATCGTACATATTGTAGACAGTGCCGCTTGTCCAATTGACTCGACGAATCATTGGCTTGAAATCGTCGCTGTTCAATTTCACACCGACAATCATATTGCGATACGAATCCACATTTAGAGTCTTCAAGTTTGTACTTGGCGCACGAACATCACTTTCTGTTGCGGCAGTTGTTATATGATCACCAATAAACCCATAGTAGATTGTGTTTGCAACTTCTGTAACCGATTCAAGGAATTGGTCTATGAGGTGTGTCTTCAATTCACTTGGTACAATTTTTTTAGCCATTTATGTTCTCTTATGCAATGGTATGTGCGAAGAATTCCTGTTCGTTCACAAACAGACCTTCATTCAAAATTTCAAAGGTATCTGTCGTTGAAGTTAAATTGAGTTCTAATTTGTTCTCTGAAGAAGTGAAATACGACCCATAGAGTTTGGTGCCTGCCACATGAAGAACATCGATCAAAGTTTGTCGATATGTCTCAAATGGAAGAGCAGTCAAAACTTGATATGAATACTCTTGATAGAACTCATTGTCATGAATGTATTTATCTGCGCTCAGAAAAGATTTTCTGTTCAAATTGTAACCAGTGCCAATACCTTGTCTACCAAGATTTGTAGTTGCATTGACAGATTTAGCTGAATCATTTTCTGACACAAGCGTAACATTTTCATCTTCGTAATACCCGAACCCAGAGTCGATGACTTCTACTGTTTCGACATAACCTTGACCAACTTGAACAGTTGAATCTATGATGGCGTTAAGACCCGTGATTAAGTTCTGTCTGAGATATTGAATAGAATCAATAGTAGATTCTTCAAGCGTGTCTTGCCCCTGTATGACTTCACCAATTTCAAGACTGATGTCTGATGTTCTTGTGGCGAAAATTCTTTGCGTATTTGAGTCATGTGTGACAATTTCTGCTCGACCACCAGTTGTCTGTCCAACAATCACCTCACCAACTCGGAAACTTGCAGTATTCGCATACGTCAATTCATAGTCAAACAATTCAAGTTCGGCAGTCGATGTTTCTCTGATGATGTAGAAAGGATTCGTTCCTTGATCACTGCCAGCAGAAGTTGTTGTGATGGTGTCAATTGAACCATAGGTTACACTGGAAAAACTGATTGAGTCTGCAATATCATTACTGTAGCCAGCATAGGTGTCAATGATAGTGTTGCCATCAATAGTGTCAATGGTTACATTTGAAACGAACAGGTCATACTCATTCGATAGACTTGTGATTTCAAAATTTGCCTTATCACCAAAACTATAAACAACAATTTCCGACTTGTTCTGACTGTCATTACCAATTGTCAAACCTGTATTGTAGAACTCATTTTGAATATCGATGATGCCAACAAAATTGTTGGATATTTGATCAATTCCATACACGGTGGAGTCAGATACACGTTCAAAATTCAAATCAGAACGAAACATGCCTCTACTACGTTCAATGGTGGCGTAGTAAGTGTTCGAATTCAAATCAGAACTTGTACTTATCACAATTCCATTCGAGAAAACACTACCAAAAGGTGTTTTCTGCACAACCACATCATCAATCTGAAGTTGATTGGTACCTGTGTATGTGTATTCAACAGTGAAGGTATCACCAGAAATTATTGTGTTTGCAGTGGCGTCAATAATTTCAACATTCGAAATACTCACAGGTGTTGACGCCACATTTGATTCTAGGTATAATTCACTTGCGGAAGCAACAATAGAAGTATTAGTGTAAAGCAGTCCATCATAGTTGAAGATTACTTCACTGGTATCGTAGTTAAAGTTAACAACTTTACCTTCAAGAGCCACATTGTTCGAAGAATCAAAGACGAACACTGACTGATTCAATGACAGTTCTTGATCAATTTCTGCCTTGTACAGATACTGTGTAATGGTCTCAAACTGCTTAAAAGAATTGTTCAGATTGAAGTAATCAGTGTTCGAGAGTGTTGCATTAGTCAATTTAATGACTCTATCAGATCCAATAACTTCTGAGTCTAATGTGTAACCCCACCCACCACTAGTGACACCGAATTCAAAAATACCACTTTCATTTCGTGTTGAAGTGACTCTTGCTTTTGCTTTTCTGCCAGAACCATTTGAGACATACAGTGTTTCACCATTCTCGAATCCGATTTGACTTGAGACCACATCGAAAGAAGTTAGAGAACCTATAACTTTTGTAGTGATATTTGAGTCGAGATTGACAGTCTCAATCTGTTCATTCGTCTCGAAGTTACCTTTCAAGTTCGAGATATAGAGAACGTTGATATAACGCCCACCATTTCTTACTCTGACTAGTCTCTCCACAAATGCTTCAGCACCAGATTTTGTGCCTGTGATGATCTGACCAATCATATTGAGGTTTTGTTCAGTTGGCTGCACTTCAAGATAATTGATGTTTACCCATTCGTTATCTGACAAACGAAACACATCATCATTTGGATAGTAAACTCTTGCGCCAAGTCCATAAACAAGTCTGAAGAACAAATCGATAGATCTTGGCGTGCCCTTTGAACGATAGAAGTCGAGAGAATTTTTAATGAACAGAGTTTTGTTCGACTCTGTATTGAACTGTATGTTGCTCAGGTACTTCTCTTTGAAGTTCAAAATGAAGGAGTCGATAGTCTTATCAACGTTCTTCAAATCACCAAGATGTCTTGCATTGTAAATGGCACCGTGTTTTAGAACACGGGTAATATAAGTTGAACCACCACTTGAGCTTGTGAGTATGGTCAAGTCATTACACAGTGTGTTACAACGAAAAGTGTCAAATGTGTCAAGACGAACAAGAATAGAATTCTCGTTTACAGCAATCACTGTACCAGTCGTTGTGCCTTGAGTGATGTTATCACCAACATTGAAGTTGGTAGGAATTTCAAGCACAAGAGTTTGATGATTCTGTTCAAGCCATTCATAGTAGGCTTTTACAAAAACAATGAATGGCTGTCCCTGTTCTCTATAAAATTCAGGAAAATAATTTTCGACAAGAGGGCTGATGAACTCTTCGATATTTCTCATTAAACGCCGACCTGTTGTACATTGACCTTAATATCTTCTGGTCTGATTTTCAGTATAGTTCTGTTCATTGATGTAACATCTTTCTCAACAGGTGTTGCATATACGTCAATACGATTGTTGATCAATTGCAATGGTTTAAAATTGACTAACTGAACAATACCTGTTTTGTAGTCAACAGTACCTGCCTCTTGTAATGCATATAAATTATCCCCTCTGCGTTCAACGATTCTCATTATGCCATTGCCGTCATCCTCAAGAAATACTTCATTCTCATTCAGTATGAAGTTACTTGAACGAATCACGGAGACTTCAGTTGATGGTCTGTTTGACGCCAATTCACCGATGTTGTCTTTGAGAGGGAGTTCAAAGTTGATATCATAGTTATCGGCAAAAATTGTGCTTGGGACAAAAGACTTAATCACATTAATTTCGGTGTCATTACTAACAATACCAACTTGCGCATTGTCAATGTCAGTAATCAAATTACTAAGGTACAGTGTCTTATTGAATCCATTCATGTTGGCACTGTTATAATTTGAGATTGCAGATTCGACAAGAGAACGGATGTCATCAATACTCAGTGATGTTTTTGTGATGTCATATTTAACGTTGGTTCTGACTTCAACGTACAGATAGTTTGGTGTTGTGAAGACAGGAGTTACAGTTAATGGACTTCTTGGTTTGATAAATTGTTCGTATGCAATTCTTCGAGTTCTTGGGAGATCATCTGTATTTTTCAAGTCAACAGAAATGATTACCTTGCCGTACTGAGGAGGCGATTCTTCTTCACCACCATACACTGCAATGTCATTTATGTCAGAAAAATTTTGAAGAAGAAGAGACTTATAATCGTTACTTGTGATTGCTCTTTCCTGAGTTGTGAATGCTTTTGGTGCGTTTTTCTTGATCGAAGAAAGACTCTCTGAGATAGATCCACCTGAGGCAGATGAGTTGACTTCAATTTCAATAACAACGCCAGTGCCAATATCATCGTCAGCGACAAATTGACGAATACCATTTGGTAATTCACCATTACATGCTCGATATTGAATCAGAACAACAGAACGATCTTTAGGTCGTCTTCCAATCACACCATCACCAAAAGTGATTTCGTATGTCTCGTTCTCTGCTGCCTGCACAAAAAACACTTCTGATGTAGAGTCCAATCCAAATAAGGAATCTCTACGTGAGTAACTGAGAGTTGTCGAACCATTATCTTCAATTACAGTCACAAGAAGGCTGTTGATATCGACTGTTTTATTGGTTATAATATATCGTTCAGGACTCTGATAGTTAACAACATATGAATCTGAAGTGTAGTCACCTTCATACAAAGTCACGTTGTTGGCAATAAATACACCACCAGAACCACCAACCGCAATATTTTTGTCAGTCACGAATGTGAAATTTTTATTTTCTGATGTACCTGTGAAAGATGTGCCTCTCGGGATTGTCACAGAAGAAGATACGGGATCTGATATTGTGATGTTAACATTGGCACTTGCAGAACGAAAAGATCGAGGAAGATAATTCAATTCTTTTGCATGTGAAACAACTGAGTCTCGAAGCAAAGCTGAATCAAGAAACATCTCATTGCCAATCATGTTAAGATAGAAAGCGTTCAACTGAGTGTTGTATGACAGAACATCAAGTAAAACGTTGATGTTTGATGCTTCGAAATCATAGTCCTTAAAAATACTTTGCGACTGCAAGTATTCTTTCAGATTTTGTTTTACGGTGTCGAAGTCGAGGGTAGTTAAGTTCGTGCTGGTATTAGCCATTCTATCTCACTCTGTATAGTGCGAGTTCTAAATCTTCTTGATTTTGAGAAGTCAGAACGTTGAATGTGATTCTTATATTGACCGCGTTGCTGTCAACGTCATCAGTGACAGTAATATCAAGAATTCTGACTCTTGGTTCATAATTGAGAATCATGGATTTAATTTCTTCTTTGATTTCATACTGAGTGTTCTGATTGAACGGCTCAAATAACCATCTTCGAATGTTGCCGCCGAAAGAAGGATTGCGAAGTCTTTCATATTTATTCGTAAGAAGAAGATTGCGTAAAGCCATTTTTACCGAATCAACATTGACTCGGCGCGTAATTTGACCAGTATTTGGATGAGGTATGAAGGTGTAATCAAAGTCACTGTATAAATTACTTTTAGACCCTGTCTTCAAATACTGTTCGTTTTCTTTTGCAATTCTTGCGCCCATGATCGTTCCTTTAAGTGTATTTATCCACCAGCAAAAACGTCTGGTGAACCCTGAGCAACAACAGTACATCCAGTAATCGAGTCGCCAATTCTTCCTGCACCTCTATTATTTACAAAAACTGTAGACGAGCCTACAGTGATTGGTGCTGTATGAGGAACACAATTTTTGCCACCTGGTTTTAAATGTACTGTATTCTTATCACCCTGTCTTGACCATGGCCGATTGTTCACGAAAACATTTGGTGAACCTTGTGCTCTCACCATACCCGAACAATGTGTAACATCTCTATCACCGATTCTTGTTGCTGCGGGCATATAAACTCCTAACAGTCTGGATTCTTTGGGTAGTTCTTAAAATAATTTAGAAGAAATTCAGTGCCGACGGGTTCACCAAAATGTGTCACGAGATGATTCAAAGTGACTGAATATGTGTATATGTCGCTTTCATAAACTGTAACCCCGCCACATTTATCTACAACTGTATAGTCTTCATCGCCGTATTTTTTTGTTATCTGTGTTAGAATCTGAGTGTTTGCGATGCCCCATTTATTACCAAGATAAGCATTCACCTTCTGTAGATCTAATCTATTCAACACTCCGTTATACACAATAATTTCAGCCACATACTTTTCTGTGTTGTATGTGTTGTCTTGATCGATCAATCCTGTATGAACAATGTCTTCCCCACTCTTTCTAATGAACGTGTAAATTACCGTGTTAGAAGAAAGATTTTCAACGTCTGAATACAAGTCGCCTCTTGTGATTGGGTTGATCACATAATCATTCACTATGTAGTTGCTGATAATGTTCTCTGTGTTAATGTTGACATCAGTACTGTTCTGTTCCAGATAACCAATGTACCCAAAATTTTCTACATTACTTGTATCTTCATATGTATTTAGAACAGTGTACGATTGGTTGTCAATCAAATCTTGCATCACGACAAATATTGTAGATTGGTCATCGATGTCGTTTGTCAGATCTGAAACCAACGAGTGTGAACAAACCACATTTGAGTATTTATGGTAAACTACATTCTTGTTATTGATCGAACCCTGATAAAAAATTTGAGGGTCGGCACTTTGTGGATTCATGTTGTAGATAAAACCTGACCCGCCGTCAAAATCATAGTAAGACGTTGCTAATGCTACATAGTTTGGCGTCAGTGTGAAGTACTTGTAGTACCCAAAAAATACGTAGTCATTGGTATCATAGAGATATTGTTCGCCTTCAGTGTACGAATAGAGATTTTCTTCACCCTTTTGCCATGTGCCATTTACATTCTCGAAGTAACCTAATGCATATGAACGATCTTCAGCGCCATCTTCAAAGTAACTGTATGAGTAGTACATCTTATCATCATAAAACTGTAGATCAGACGTTTTACCAACGGGGTTATAACCATCAGCAAAAATTAAATCTGGTCTGAAAGAGAAGAAATTGTAGTCAACGGGATCGAATGCAAATTTCTCAGTTTCATTCCAGTTCGAACCTGTTCTTTCATAGAAATATATCTGTGCTGTTGGTGATGATTGTACAACTAAGTCATCATCTTTAAGTGCAATGTTGATTCCGAATCTCTGTGTGTAGTCGAAGAAACTATTGTACGTGTCACGATTACTTGCAAAAACAACATCTTCAAAAGTCCAAGTGTCACTTATGTTTCGATAAATGTACACGGCACCATAGTCGTCACCAGTGAATATGAGATCATTGAACAATGGGTCTTCTGGTGCTGTTCGAAAAATTGCTGATACTGCAAGGGTATCGCCATCTATCTGAATCTTCCAACCAAAGTGAATTCCGACAGCAACGTCTGGCCAGACGAATGCTTGATCAAGATTAAGATATGGTCTTTCTAATGTTTGATGTGGTTCCCAAACACCTGTTGATGTATTTCTCTTATAGACATGAACAGCGCCCCATCCAACTACTTCATAAAATTCAGCGTTCGGATCATTTACTGGACCTTTTCTATACGGGTCACCAATGAAAAGATAATCACCTGAGACAACACCAGACATGCCACTATAGATTGTCACTTGACTTGATGTGCGTTTTATATAAGGGAAATCTTCATATGGTCTGATCAATTGAGAATATTCCCATGTACCACCGTTATTCTCATAAACTAATACGCCACCAGCAGCAAACCCATTCAGATTGATGAGGCTCCCTGTCTTGTCTTTATATTGTGTAGATCTTACATAAGGCGCACCAACTAAAAGTGTTTGACCGTCAGTGTGTATGTGAGATCCACCTGACCAATACGTACCCAATTCGCCACTATCTATGAGTGATTGTGGTGCATTCAGTGTTTGTGAAAAAGTAAGTTCACCACCTGAGTATTCATAGACATACACTGCACCTGTTTGTATTGAGGTATCAAAAGGAGATGCAGCCGCCAGTGCAGAAACAAAAAGAGTATCACCACTTGATGTCAATGATGATGAAAATACTATATCCAATCCTGGTTTTGAAGGGTCGCTTGGAAAATCTGCATACACTTCTCCCGATGGTGTGTATGGGAAAATTCGATTACCTTCTTCACTTAAAATTTCACCAAATAAAGACGTGGCATGATTCTCGTATTCAGACTTATCTAGCCACGTTGAAACTACATCGTTGGCATTTGTTGATACTACGTTACTATCTGCGCCATCAAGCCATAGAATCATGTCTAGATTTGATTCGGAATTAATTTCCGTCAGTTCGGGTAATCGATAGTCTACCGTGAATGTGTAATCAACATATCTTTCTTGATCATAGACCTCTTCTTCGAATGAATACAGCGCCTTGTCATCAGGTATATCACTCACAAAATTGACGGTCGATGGTGTTTGTAACAAGTCTGATGAACCTAATTCAACATACTTAAACGTGCCTGGGTTTGGAAAAATGTCAACGTATTTTCCAGACAAAAATGCACTGACATTCGCTGATTGATTCTCTGGGTAATTCGAGATGATGACGCCTGAATCTACAAAATTGACAGGTTCGATTGTTAATGCAATAACTTGAGATTCAGTGATTGGTGCTGGGTAAGGGTCAAATTTGAGTTCATTGAAAAATTCTTCATTTTTCTCGACAGGTGCGAGCGATAGACCATACAACCCAACGGGAAAAATCTTGTCAACATCATCACCAATGATGTTGACTTCTCTGATGAAGACATAATTTTGTCGATAAGTGAAGAACGTATCTGTCGAATCATCGAGTAATTCAGGTTGTCTGGTAAATACTGGTTGAAGATTATGTGTGTAGAAAGTATCTGCTGAGTCGTCAAGTATGTTCGCTGAAGTAAACTGATCAGTGGTCGACGTTACTGCATAGAAAGTATCTGTTGAGTCGTCAAGTATATTCGCTGAAGTAAACTGATCAGTGGTCGATGTTACTACATAGAAGATATCTGTCGAATCGTCGAGTATGTTCGAGGTGACAGAAATAGATTGAGTTGGTGTTACTATATAGAAAGTATCGCTTGAATCATCAAATAGATTTGTTGTTACTGTTTGTTCTGTATCAACCTGTACTTCAAATGCGGTATACCGATCTATAACAAAGTTGGCAGATATTACTTCGTTGAGAAAATCGGGGGCAAAAAAATTATCAACCGAATCATCAAGTAACGACGCAATTCTTTGATTTGTGACGGAATAGGAGAAAGTTTGATAACTTTCCCTTATGAAATCCGCTAATATTTTTTCATTGGCAAAATTGTGACTGTATACAGAATCTTGCGAATCATCAAGTAATACTGGAAATGCGTCAGCCATTTACATCGGCATCAAATCTTGAAAATGCCTTGATCATCAAAATTCAAAATGATGTCACCGTCATTCGTCACAATATCTGCAATTGAATCAATGTGCGCAATCAATGGTGATGTTGTTGACGTACCAGTATCGACATAAATCACAAACCCAGTTGCAGTGTCACCTGATGCGACAGACGTGAATGTCACATTTGATGCATCGAACGTTCCACCAGTCACCGATAAACCAGACAGAGACACAGAACTACCAACAGCTCCATTCACATCCGAGAAATGTGAGTCGCCGGTCGAGTTTGCCGCTGATGAGTATGTGCTATTTACCAAAGCTACTGCCACATTTGCAGTCGTCAAGTCATCAACTTCTGCATTATTTGTCAGAAGTTTTTCCTTGTAAGTTTCGTAGATAAAGTCAGCCATTTTTTTCTCCTAGACTGTTATGCCCCATTTTGTTGCCAAGTGGGCATCAATTTGATCCAATTCTGTTGTTGTTAATTCTCGTTATCTGTTTCATTGGCCATTTCATCATTGTTCAATGCGTATTCCCAGATTCGAAGTTCGTTCATTGAACCATTGAATGCCGCATTCAATGAATTTTCTGCGCCGATGTAAAAATCGATTGGGTCGAGATTGAAAATACCTGAGATTGAAACATTCGCTTCGTTTGAACCTTCGACTGCCGCGTCTAATTGATTCTGCAAACCATCGATGCTTTGAATAACATTGAACTCAACACGATTACCTTCTGTATCAACATTTCTGTTTGTAGATTCAAGCACATGTTCTGTGCCTTGATACTTCACATGAAAATCATATCCACCTGTACCATCAACAGTGTTCAAAACAGCAGCGATATAGTTGTTGGAGTCTGAATACCATTCATACAAACCAACTGTTGCAGCACTATTTGCTTCTTCAACATAACGAAGTTCACCAGATAAACCGATTGATGTTGTAGAACCAAAATTTACTGTGTTGGATATCAGTTGTGAAAATGATAGAGTTTCTGCACCTCTTGTCTCAGTAGAACCGAATGTTGGAATGTAACTGGACGCTCCAAATCCATCTTCTAACTGAAGACCATACATGAAGAAACAATCATCAATTGTACTTGTTGTTGAGTTCGTGGCAGTATTTGAAAAGTACAGAAGAACCGCAGTGTCAAAACCCGAATCACCAACATTGTTGGCAGTTACAATACATCTTTTCCAACCGTTGCCATAATCTTGCACTTCTGAATGTTCCACGGGATCTAATTGGTTCGCGCCATCATAGTATCCGGTAGTAATAACATCAGTTGAAGTATTGAGGCAAATACCCTTTCTCGGAGTGCTGCCTGGAGGATTAATTCTTACATGTATGAAAGGGTTTGGACTACTTTCAAGAGGATGATAGAAAAAACTGAATGTTTTGAAGTCATCTTCTTGGCCAGTGGTAATGCCTCCTGATGTGAAGAATCTAGATCTACCTGTTGAGGTTGAACGAATTAAATAAGCATCATCAAATAATGGTCCGAGTGATGTATTTGATGAAGTTGACACGAGATCGGAAACACCGAATGCACTTGAAGGGTCATCACTTGTTGAAAAATAATTTGTTCGCGACTCCGTTTCGATTATCAGTCCATCAACTTCATATGATGTCGTGTTAGAATTGTATCTGTAACTCTTACGTCTTGGTAAATATGATGCAGTACTATAAGAAGGAGAATATGCATTTGGGTGTGGTGAAAACGTGATAGACGTATTTGCAACATTAAAATCCATGTCAGGATTGTTGGCAATTTTGAATTCATTCTTCGTTACCATTGCGCCCCATAAAAAAATTCCTGTACCATTTGTCGGCGCAACTGTAGTGTTATCCGTAGCGGTAACACCTATAACCCATCTTTCTGATGAACTCAATGGACTGTCCCATCTTACTGCACAATAATACCAACCATTGCCTACATCAAACATAACAGCTTCTGAAACGGGTGATTTTACTGTGCCGATTGTACCCGTAGATAAATCAAACCATGCACCATATGTCAAAGCATTATTGTGATTCATACGCAACCAATTAGCGTCATCTGCTTTTGCAAAAACTGATATTGTATGTGGTGTGCCACCTGAATTGTAATTCTGATAGATATATGAATTTGTACTTGTGGATGTCATTTTAAATGCACTTGATGATCCGTCAGGCGCATTGGTGTTAATATCTTCTTGTACACTTGAAAAATTGGTTAACCAATAAGTGTTGTCAGAGAGATCGACAGAACCTGGAAAGATGTTATGAGGCGCATATTTAATATACCCGTCGTCATCCATCATTGTCATTAACGAAGATGATGAATGATCGAACATTTCACCGAACGTGTACTTAGCCATTATTTCATTTCTCTCTGTAACAATTCTTGCAATACATCAGACATTCGATGAATGGTTTCATGTTCTTCATCAGTATGAGGACCGATGGGGTACTCAGGCGCAAAGTCAATCAGATTATCGAAAGATTCTGGTATGTCTTTCGCGTTTGTATAAATTTTGACTTCGTTATTTATTCGTACTCGATAAAAACCTTTCATCACCCGCACCCGCATGGATCACTGGAACTAGAATTGCTTGTGTTAGACTGACTTGAAAAAACTGGTACTTGAACTTCAGTGATTGGTTCATTGTAGAAATAATTTCGAAGAAAATCTACTTCTTCTTGACCAGTGTTAATGAATGGTTGATGTACTGTGAACGACTCAGATATTACACAATTCGGTGCCGTTGATAACTCATACTCAACGGTAACTTCGAATTCAGCAGTTCCTGCTGTTGAGACTGTGTAATATAGATCTTTGTCGCGAGGAACATTCGAAGAATTTACATTCTTGAGTTGTGTGGCATCAGCGCAAGTGCCATTCTTATCAACATAATGAAAATCGCCTGTCAAATATGTGTTCACGAAACGACCATCAATCTGAATTGTTTTATTTTGATTATCACCAGTCAATGATTGAATTCGTATGCCTGCATCTTGTGAACCAATCTGTTTTGCCGATATGCTTCTAACAGGTAGATTCACTTTACTGACAAAATTTCGATAGACTTTAAGAAGATTTTCATGATGTGTATATTCAATTGCAAGTTCACCGTCTTTTGGTCCATTGTGAAAACCAATAGTGATAACAACATCAGAATATCTTTCAGTTGATGGCAGATTTACATTCTGAAGATTGAGACCGAACAATGGGTAAATACAATGTGCATCTGTTGAATCAGGATCGACAAGTAAAGTGTGTGATATGAGTCTGTCTTCACCGATGATATAAGTGAAGATTGTGTCGGGGTCATTGAACTTATTGAAGTCAAATCCTTGTATGAATGAGTCTAAAGACCAAATCCCAGAGTGTGATATGTATTCGCATTCACTCGAATTGAAAACAGAAAAACTATCTGACCCAAAAGGTAGTCTAAACGGTCTGCTTACTTCTGGTGTTGTCTCATCCGAATCTCTAATAAATTCTGCCAATGGGTGTATGTTGTAAGGAGACACTTCTTCAGTGTTAGGTTGCGAAAGAACCTCATCTGAAATGTCGTATAGATACCATACATCTTCTTCATCAAAAACAAGTTTGTCGTCTTTAAAATACAATCTACTTTGAGAACTATAAGATGCTGACTCTGCATCTGATCCACCTTGTCCTCTCACACGAAATTCTTTTTGAATTGATAGAAAATCAGTTTTATCAACCATTAGAATGTGAGGGTATGAGTTAACTTCAGATGGCGTATTCGTGTTTTTTTCAAAACGTGTAAAACCACCATTGTCTGATGTCAGAAAAAAATAATTGGAATTCGTACCGCACCCTTCCCATATTTTAGGGTTATGGGGAGAAGCTATTCTTGGGTAATAATCGTATGGGTACGTATCCATTCTGTAAAATTCTTCAGGTACTGGAGTTACTGCGCCATTCGAATCGATTGCGTGTTTTGCCCATCCATGAGCCGTGCCTTTTGTAGGTTCTGATCTAAACCCCTGATTGAATACGAAAAGATAATGTTGCCCGTTGACATTTAGATAATATGGCGAATTGAACATTCTGTTAGTGTTGTTGTCAACGTTAGGGTATAGTCTCTCACCCCATCGTAAACCAATACTGTATGTTCCAGTTTTAAGATTTAGAAAAACTGTCGAAGATTGAACGTCACCGAGATCATTGCTTCTTTGAAACCCAGTCAACATGATCAAACCAGAGTAATTTTTTATGAGATCGACACCCGATTGGCTACCCATTGAATCACTGATGCTTAATGCAGTACCTGGCCAAACAAAATTAAGAACTGAGTAGGTGTCTTGTCCTATTCTGTTACCTTCTAGATCATAGTAAACCTCTTTACCATACCAGTTATAATCGTTATCATTACCAGTCCAAGTGAAAGAAACTCCGTAACGAACAATTCTAGAATTGTTTTGATCATAAAATTGATCATACAAGTTTGTTAAATCCCTAAAATTATCTCTTGGCAAATTCGTGGTATCATCTAAGAATTCTTCTTGATGATGAGGTATTGTATTCGCAAAGTCTAACCTTCTTCTCGGCGCTTTGAATATCGACATTACAAATCAAAGATTCCTGAGTTATCAAAACGAAGTTGTACATCCGTGCCAACTGTCTCAATGGTAAACCCATCGAAGTACGCAATTAACGGAGAATCTGATTCATTATCACGATTCAAATACAGAACGTAAGAAGTGATTGTATTATTCGCGGCAACTTCAACAAACTCTACGTTATCGGCGTCGAATGTTCGACCGTTGACAGACTTACCTGTAAGTGAAACGGGACTATGTACTCTCGATCCCGCGGGCACATCACTTAAATGTTCATGCGATGATTGATTTGCAATGTAATTTGAGTTCAGAAGTTGTGCACGAATGTCTGTAGTTGCGTCTGCCATTGAACACTGACAAGTGTTTGCAGAAGAACCCATTGCACCGAGAGTTTGCGTCATTAATTTTTCTTTGAATTTATCGTACAGAAAACTCATGTGAATATTCCTTAGTTGAGGTCAATTCTTGGGGCATCCATGTCGATAGCTGTATCACTGTTGATCGACATCTTTCCATCAGAGTGAATACGCATTGCACCTTTGACATCAATATTTGCGTCACCTTGAACATAGACTGTGGCAGCGCCATCTACTTCGACTTTCCAGTCTCCCTTTACAAGAAGATTCTTGTCTTTTGCGACAACCTCATAATTAGTGTTTGAAGTCTTCGCGACCATCTGACCATCTTTGTTGATCTCTACATATGTCCCAGTTTTGTGCCAGATGTGTATGCGTTCTTTACCTGGTGTATCATCAAATTCGACACAGTGACCAGACTTGGTTGTATATGTCGTATTGTATGGGTATTCTGCTTCATATGATGTATTCGGTTCAGTGATAAGACTGCGATGACCTTTCTCATATGTCTTTGGTAAAGTCTGTTCACCGCGTGCAAGTTTTGCAACATCATTCAATTGTTCGTCTTCTTGTGGTGGCGCACTTTGTAACATGGCAGCACCAGAAGATGGTGGTTCTGGATAGATAGATTTTTTGTGATATGTGCCGAAGATCATCGGTATATTTTGTTCTTGACCGTCAAGATAGAAGCCAAACACGTATGTGCCGACAGCAATACCTGTTGGACTCATACCAACTGCATCAACCCAGTCTGGAACGTCATAGTTTTCAAGTTCTTTAATTTTTTTCCAGTGAAGACTTGCAGATTGAATTGAAGAAATCGGGTAAGCCCACAGAAGATCTTCATCAGACAGGCCAAAAGATTTTGATTTTCTACCAAGTTCACCAGTCTGTTCATGAATCACTCGAATTTTGACACGACCAAGTTGTTCTGGGTCTTTGATATCCACTGCTCGCGCAATGAACCACTTGAACATGTCACCAAATTTGTAGTATGCCATGTTATATCGCCTTCTTCAGATTTGGTTTTCTAAGATCTAACACCATGTGGTGTTCATATCTCATGTTTCTCTTCATAACACATGAGTGCTTAATTTCGCGAACAAGATAATTACCTGAATGCAATTCTTGCTCTTTGGCTTTCACAGAAGTTGCTGAAATTTCAGGCATCTCAATCTTGATGACGTCTCCAACAAAAAGTGTTGTGTCGCCATATACTCGAATTCGAATTCCTTGTTGCATGAATCGATCTTTGTAGGCTCTCTTGTATGGAAGATTTTTGTTATGTTCCATTTCAGGTCGAGTGCCATCCTTGACAACCATTCTACTCAATGCTGGCATACGAGACTGATCGCGATTGTAGTTGCTACTATTTAAATCATTTGCCCCATCAATACCTATGAAAGACTTATGATCTGAACTGTTGAGATACTCTTGTTTCTGCCAGTAAGCACCACGATACACATCAAACTCTCGATATTGATTTCGAATAGCACCATTACGAACTTTGTCAACAGCTGAACCTTGTTCTATTGTTTGATATGCCAGAATATTTCGAATGTTAAGTACCTTCTCTGTTGGACTGACCAGATTTGATGTGTCAAAATAGAAGGTGAAGGTTTCAATCTTGGGTAACCTTGTCTGTATCAATCGTTCAATCGTAGTGAATCGATATGCCTCATTATCCTCATAGAAGAGAAAGAATGATGATTTGTTATCACGAGAAACTGCTCGTTCAGTGAGCAAGTCTATCACTTGAAATGGTCGAACACGATTTACCACATAGTCGAACTTACCTTTTGTCTTTTCGATCTCTATACTCTTGTTCGACCCTAAATCTGACATGATTAACTGCCTCACCGCATCATGATATGATAAATTACTGTATCTCTTGCTAAATAAGATAGATGAGTTACGAAGAAAATCTTCAGTCACACATTGTAGTGTGTAGGTCTTCATATTGTTATTGTTATTGGGCCTGACATTCAAAACCTTCTGAACAAAGAACCTGTAATTGTTGGTCTTTCTAGAAGGTGTCTGTATGGAAAGCTGAATCCATTCTTCTCCGACAATAGGAAAATTGTTCATGAGTTCAATGCCTTCGGCGATGTAGAAATCTGCCTGAAGTGTGTTATTCTCAATCGACTCGTAAATATCAAATCCAACTACATGATTGATTATGTTGAGAGATCTACCTTGACCATAATCCATGAGTAGAATTTCTTCGTTGACAACCTCAATATCGCCTGCATCAAAACTAGTCATATTTTTCTACTCTAAAATTTCAGAAAGTTGCTTATTCAATTTATCTGAATACACATTGTCCACAAGATAAATATCACGTTTCGCCTCATTCTCTTCGAACTCTTCGTCGTAGGCAGTGTAACGAGAGTAGTAAACCTGTTCTTCTTCTGGTATGACGTTCTGAATTGTCAGATGTGTGCCTGCATTCACTGTAGCAGTGACGCCTGATTGTTCACCAGTGACTGTGTAGTTTGTGTTTGAAGTGAAGTCGCCAATCACATGTTGAATGACACATGAAGTTGTATTTGCCCATGTCACTTCAGCAATAGATTCACTGTCATCATCACGAACAATATTTTCTCCTGCAATAAAATTGCCACTTGATTCAGAAGCAAAGTCAAAAGACTCTATTTTGTTTGTAGATGCATAAAAGTCAATTTCTGCTCGATCATATCCAACGTTACCAAAAGCATTCATTAAGGGATTCCAGTACTTTTTCTGACTTGCAGGTAATGAATTATATGCGGCAGAAGAGAGGATTGTGTCATCATTACGCCAGTTGTTTCGATACTTAATCACTTTTCTGATGGCTGTTCGTAGTGTGCCGTATTTTTTGATGATGTATCTTTCAAAGTCTGTGGTCGATAAATGCACATCGTAGAAAGGATCTATCACATCATTGGCGTGATAGATTAACCAATCAAAATTTACATCGTCATAATAGTTGAATGCAACATGATCTATCCTGTCGCCTGATTGCATCGTGTGAGGATAGAAGGCAGTGTAGAAAGACTTTACATTATCATTTAAATTCACTCGACGCATCAGATTACAAGCAATTGTGTCATTGTAATTGACATATGGGAATTTTTGAAAGTATCTGTTATTGTTTGCCATCATTATGCTCCTTGTTCAGGAGGTTGATATTGCGCATTATCAACATCTTCAGATGTAAACTGTTCGAATTCAGTCAAGGACATGTTGATTACGATAGACACAGGCTTTCCATCATGAAAAAATGCCGAGGTTCCTTCTGCCGTATAGTTGACGCTAAAAGAATTTACCATACAACGTTTGAAATTTCCCATTTCATCCGCACCTTTACCTTGAATTGATGGCATCACCAAATCAGGATACTTCAACATCATGGAACCACCTTTTCTCGGGACAATTCTCTTCTTGATGGTTTTGATAATCAATTTAATTGCTTCGGATTCTTCAGCATTTCTCGGAACGACCCTCGTTCAATTAGTAATGATCTAGCATCTTCTCTTAAGTTTCCTTCTTGCATCGATTCTTCAACAGACCCTATACCTTCGATATCTCTTTGTTCATAATCAACGTTGAATGATTCAGTGTAGTTATCAGGAATAGGCAAAGAAATATTTGCGCCATTTTCGAGACTACCAGGAACGAATGGGTCAGAACGTGCGTACCTTTTGAATGACAACATCATGTAGGTATGTGCATATTCATCACTCATAATATCCGATGGGAAATAAAGACCACCATAGTTGTAGTCCAACGCACCAAGCAATTCTTCTTGCTTCGCCTTCATTTCCTCTATAGGCATTTTTTTCATCATGTCTGGCAGACGTTTATTGAAGTCGCTAATATTCACTGGGTTCTTTGGAATGTATGAAGCGATATTGGTCTTATACATAATAGAAGGCGCAAGATTCTGAGACATGAAATTTGCTTTCACTTTATCAGCAACGCCAGATAATTCTAGTTTGTTTGACATTGAGGCAGCGATGGAAATAGCAGAGTCAGAAGATTGTGTCATCTGACTCACTGCTCTTGTGACATCTCCCTGAATGCCCTTTGATGATTGTGCAAGGGCACCAGACATGTTACCAAAAGAACTTATCTGAGACTTGATTTGTGAGGTGGCATCAGTTGCAAGTTGAAGTGCAATTGCGCTATTTTTTTCGAATGGATTATTAGCCATTTTCTCTCTCTATAAATATACGTATGGCGTACAAAGGAACATTTAAACCACGCAATCCCAAGAAATACATCGGGGATCCGAATAACATTATTTATCGAAGTCGCTGGGAACTTGTATTCATGAATTATCTTGACAATCACAGTGATGTAAAACAGTGGGCAAGTGAAGAACTTCATATACCATACATGTCACCAGTCGATAACAAACCACATCGTTATTTTCCTGATTTTTGGGTAAAAAAAATTAATCGAGAAGGCAAAGAAGATATTGTGCTGATAGAAATAAAGCCGCTGGCACAAACAAAACGCCCAACTCAGTCGAAAAACTCTAAAAGGTATTTATACGAGATGAAAACATGGGCGATAAATAGTGCTAAGTGGGAAGCCGCACAAAAATATTGCGATAAAAAGGGTTGGGAATTCATGATTATCACCGAGAAAGAATTAGGAATCAAATTCTAATGGTAAGATCAAGTTCTGGTTACATCTTTCAGAAAATTGCCCAAGAAGGCAGGGCTGAAGGTCACGTTCGTGATAATAGGCAAGCTAGGCAATGGTTTCGAGAGAAGGCAGGTTCTTTTACTCGGGTTGATGCTCAAAGAATCATGGACAAAAATCTCAATCAATTGTATGACAAAGTAAGTCCAATGGATATTGGTCGTATGTATATGTTTTTCTACGATCCTAAATGGAAAGAAAAGTTGCCGTACTACGATAGATTTCCTTTGATCTTTGTCATTCGAAATTATCCAGATGGGTTTCTTGGTATGAATTTACACTATCTGCCGCCAATTTTAAGAGCAACCTTGATGGATGCTCTTTATAGGATTGAAAAAAATGACAATCCAAGACAATCCAAAAAACTCAAAATGAGCTATGAATTGTTGAATGGGGCCTCACAATACAAATTTTTTAAACCGACAGTTAAACGATACTTATTCAATCACGTTCGTTCTCGTTTTCTTTGGGTTCCTGCTGAAGAATGGGATATCGCACTCATGTTGCCAACAGAAAGATTCAAGAAAGCCAGAAAAAATCGTGTCTGGAAAGAATCAAAAGAGTCAATCAAGGTATAAGATATGGCTTTCAATCTCAACAATTTCAAGTCTGATATCAACGATCAAGGAGTTCTGAAGCAAAACTCCTATGACGTCTATATTGGTATGCCTCTTATACCAGTAGGAAATGGTAGTATAGATTCGAGTCGAAAATTAAAAATAAGAACCGAATCTGCGGCAATACCTGGTTCTTCTTTTTCCAGTGTGGACAACTATAGGCCATATGGGTTTGGTAAGACATACAACATACCATACTCATATATTCCTCAAGAAATTTCATGCACACATCTTGTTGATCGTGATGGCGACATGTACAAAATCATCACTGACTGGATGAACAATATTGTTGATTATCAGGGAAGAAGAGAGACTGTTGGAGGCAATCATTATTCTGCCTACTATCTTGACGAGTACAAAGGTTCAATGTCGATATACGTCTACAGTCCAATTGGGGATTTAGTAAAGCGTGTTGAACTGAAAGAAGTCTATCCGATATCCCTGGATCAAATTCAGATGTCTTGGTCGGCATCAAATGAGATAGTGCGAATTAATGTTAATTACAGATACACTCATTATGAAGTGTTGGAAAAATAACAATGAGTAAACTTCAACAATTGGATTTGTTGAACGAAGTGTTCTCTTTATCAGACAAAAAACTCGATAACTTTTTGACTGCACTAGCTTTCTTGGCTCAAAAGAAAGGTACAGTCTTTGGTCCTTTCGCGAAACTTTATTAAATAGAGGTACATTAAGATGTTATCATTCAATCAATTCGTCACAGAACAGAAAGTTAAAACTCTCATGAGAGGCAAAACTAAAAAAGATGAACCAGTCATTCTTGCTAAAATGCCCAATGGTAACTATCACGTCTTCATACAAAAAACGAACTATCAGAGAGGAAAAGATGTAAAGACCTGGCGCAGAATTTCACCAAGAAGTAACATGCCTTTCAAAGACGAACAAGAGTATCTCAAGACTGGTGAACCTGATAAAGATGCAGCGATAAAACTCTTCAAGAAAAGAGCGACAGGTGGGGTAGAATAATGTTGACGTTCAACCAGTTCATCATAGAAGCCAAGAACACTCACATGGAACACATCGAAGATCTGATCTTCAACGAGGGCGTTTCTGGTACACGTAAAGCAATCAATTTTCTACGTGACCTCAGAGACATGCTTGCGGGTAATTCCAAATCATCAATCTCAAGAACTGTGAAATGGGATGGCGCACCTGCAGTCTTTGTTGGTGTTGATCCAAGCGATGGTAAGTTCTTTGTCGCGAAGAAAGGTATCTTCAAAATGGAGTATATTCATGAGTCTTCCTAAAATTGCAACGCCTACCTTCGAACTTGTACAACCTTCAACTGGCAACAAGTTAACTTACAGACCTTTTCTTGTTAAAGAGGAAAAGATTCTGTTGATTGCAAAGGAATCGGATGAAAAAAGAGACGTGTTCAACGCCATCAAACAGGTCATCAACAACTGCGTTCTCACAGAAGAATTCAACGTCAATGATATACCTATCTTTGATATGGAATATATTTTTCTCAAACTCAGAGCTGTGTCGGTCAATAACATAGTGAATTTTGTGGTTGAAGATAGCGATGATGAGATTGAATACAAACTTGAACTTGACTTGAATGATGTTGAGGTGATTTTCCCAGAAAATCATGAGAAAAAAATTGAGATCGATGAAGAGATGGGTATGATGTTGAAATATCCGACGCCAGATATCTCAGACAGAATTGCAAATCTGAAGACCATTGCGGAAATCACATACGAGACTATTCAGTCATGTGTTGATTACGTCTATGACTCAGAAGAAGTGTACCCATGGGAACAGTCCTCGAAGAAAGAAAAAGAAGAGTTCATGGACTCACTGCCTGTTGAAATGTACGAAAAGATTCAGAAGTTCTTTGAAACTGCGCCACGTATCGAACATGTTGTGAAGTACGTGAACAGTAATGGTGATGAGAAGCGTGTGGTGTTCAGAGATCTTGATGATTTTTTTACATTGTACTGAGCCACAACTCATTGTTCAACTACTACAAGCTGAACTTTGATGTGACTCAGTACCATAAATTCTCACTGACCGAAATTGAGAACATGTTGCCTTTCGAGCGTGAGTTGTATGTTGAAATGATAACGGACAAGATTAAGAAGGAATCGAACAGTGACCAACTATAGCAGAGGAATGTTCTAGTGGCATCAAGTTTAATCAAAATGAGCAGGAAATTATCTGCCAAAAAAGCCAAAAAAATGTCATCTAAGAGAGGGTTTAAAAAATCTCTTGCTGGTGGTGTTGTTGGTAGTTTAGCTGTCGATGCTATAGGCTCCATGTTAAATGATGAGCAAAAAAATGTTCAAGATGCCGCCATCAAAAAACAACAACTCATACCTACTCGTGTTCAACCTGTAAAACAGATTACTCCCACCCTCATTTCGCCAGAAGTTAAAGTTGAGCCTGTCAAGATAGAGGTAAAAGAACTTCCATCAATCACTATAACGTCTGAATCAAATTATCTACCATCTGTTGTACGCAGTGATGATAAAAGTGTTGACCAAGATGTTTTGTCAAAAATCAAAAACCTTGAGATTCGTGTAAGCAAAAATGAAAAACGATTAGATCTAGTTGCTCTGTGGATTCAAGATACCAACAAAAAGATTGAAGAGATTCAGCGAAGAACTCTTGAGGTTAATTTCGCACTTAGTGCTGTAAATTCAGTGGCCGCAAAAGCCAGAGATGATTTTCGTCGTCAGAATCTAAAGAACGAAAGACAGAAAGACGAAGATGACATAGAGAACAAAAAATACACCAACGACATCTTCAGTAGAATGGAAGAAGGTGTCGCCGAAATTATTGGTAGCGGTAAAGCTATTCTCAAATCACTAGCAACTCCTTTAGCCATGATTGGCGCTGGAGCTATGATGAGTGATTCGTCTGAAAATGAAGGTGGAATTGTTGAATCTGCATTTGACGTCATTGACGAGGTTGAAACATCTGCGATTGGTGGTGTTGTTGCTGTTGCTGCTAAAACTCTTGCGAATAGAGGCATTAACAAATTGAGTATGATTCAAGACCTGAGAGAATTTCAACCAACTCGTGGTGTTGTTCAAGGCGTGGAAAAATATCAGAGAGGGAAACGAGCAACAGAACAAGCGAAGAAGTTTGCTGATCTACGTCAGACAATGGGCATTGTTGATCAGGCAGACATAACAAAAACATCCACAGCCGCATCAGGTATTATGCAGACCGTAAATAAAATTGCAGACAAATCAAAAGTAGCAAAGAAGGCTCTTCAATATCTGAGTAAGGCAAGATCTTATGTATCTGACACTGCAAAGATGGCGAAGAAGTTGACTAAAAAAGCTCAAGAAGCCATAAACAATTTACCATCTGGATTGAAGAAACTAGCAAAGAAAGGTCTCAGAGGAATTGTAAAATGGACCATCATTTTTGAGATTTTAGATTTTCTATGGAGATCAACTGAGAAATACATGTTAGGTTCCATCGATGAAAAAGAATGGCATGAAGGGAACAAAGAACAGATAAACCGTCTTCTCAAATTGTTTGGTGCGCCATGGGCATTGGCAATGATTTTTGGTGTAGCAGGCACAGCAATACCTGTGCTTGGAAACATTGCTGGTGGTGTAGCGGGGTTAATCGTCGGCATTCTCTTTGCTGATACCATATACGATGCTCTTAGGTTTGAAACTCTTGTCAATGCTTTTTATGACTTTATTTTCCGAGGCGACCTATCTGGGTTTAAGAACATCGCAAATAAGGCAGTCAATTTTGTTGTTCGACAGGTGCCAAAGTTTATTGCTCAGGGAGCGATGAGTGCCGTCAGAGGTGTTGGCAGATTCTTAGGCATTGTTGACGATGAAGAGGACAAGTATGTCAATGAAAATTNNNNATTTTCCAAGTGTGGATCCAAATGACATTCCCGCCGAATATCGACCAAGGAATGCAAACGACCCGAGATCAGTAAGAGGTTCTAGAAATAAGACAAAACGATTCATAGAGGCACAACGTAAAGCGGAAGCAAATTCCAATGAAGTTGAAATGGCAGAAGGCTCTTCTGAGATAATACAAACCTCCCATCCTGATACTGGTTCTGGTTATACCATATCTGGTGCAATGGACAAGTATGGCAGGCCCGTTGTATTTTCTCGTGATGCCGCATCTGCATTTCAAAAAATGATAGAAGATTCTGGTGGTATTGTCAAAGCCAGTGATGTGGCAAGTTCACAGAGAAGTCAAAACAAGAATAGATCTGTTGGTGGTGCTCGCCGTTCAAAACATCTTCATGGTATTGCGATGGATATTCATGGCGACTCTAATCAGTGGATTCGACAGAATGGTGATAGATATGGTTGGAAAGTTCATGACTACAGTGGAACTCATGGAGGTCATTTCATTTTTGAAGGTTCTAGTATGTCGAGAGCATCTGACGTTGCAACAGCAGCCCCACAGACACAGACAACGCCAATAGGCGTGAGTGATATGAAAGACACAGATGCGACTGAAGTATCTGTTCTACCAATTGTTGTGTCACCTTCTACAGGCAGTTCTAGAAAAGATTCTGGCAATTCAGTGGCAGCAGTCGATACTTCTGCTCCATCTTATAAAACAAGAGACTCTTTTGTTGAAGTAGGATATCAATCATGATATCGAGCTTCGTAGATTTGATTGTAATTTTTGGTTGGTTGTTCCTTATCAAGACTTTGTACGATTACTTTTTCAGATAAAAAAAGACCCGCATTGCGCGGGTCTAATAGAGAGAACTACAACAGGGAGTTAATTGTCTGCCGCTAACTTCTTGAAGAAGTCGAGCGACTCATCATCATCATCGAAAGAAGTGTTTTCAACTGACTTGGTTTCCTTCACTTCAGCAGTAGGCGGAGTCCATGCAGGTGCAATCTCTTCTTCATCTTCTGCCTTGGTCTGAGGCGCAACGTTACCCAGAACCTTGGCGAGCTTCGCAGAAAGTTCTTCATAAGACTTAAACTGACTCGGATCGATAAGAGGCTGCAACGGGTGTTGTGCAGCGTAGATTTCTTCGAGATCATCATCAGCAGCAAGAGGTGACGGAGAATCGAACGCTGACTTGTCATAGT